CACGCCCCCCCCTCTTATCGCCGGCCTCCTCAAAAATTCTCCGGGGGATATTTTCAGGTAATGTTTTAGGGGTCTATCTGGTCGGCAGCCGTCGCAGAAAACTCTTTGTCCAGTGCCCTATGGATGGCGAGTTATATTTCCTCCTTTTCATACTTTCGCTCCTTTCAAATGATAGACGAACAGTACCTTATAGGCCTCTAAAACATTACCCGAACTATCCTATTTCTGCAAGAATAGCATCCATAAGTTTTTAACAACTATTTAGAAAGAGGTGACAAGATGGCACATACTCATCCTGTTGTTGACAGCGATTCTCGTTTTGTCATCAATTCCACTACAAGAGTAATCTCTACTACCTCAGATAAGCTTGAACTTATCCAAGGAGATCATCAGTCAGAGCGAATTACCTTCGAAATTCCAAAAATTGTTGAAGGCCATGACATGAGTCTCTGCGATCGAATCGAAATTCACTACATTAACATTGACCGCAGGACAAGTGCAATTAGTAGGGATGTTTACATTGCAGATGATGTGGCCGTCGATGGTGATAAGCTTACATTCAGTTGGCTCATCTCTGGAAATGCAACCAAATACTATGGTCGACTGAATTTCATTATTCTTTTTGAGTGTCTTGATCCTGATGGCAACTATACTTACAAGTGGAATACAGAAATTTGTAAGTTACTCACCATTGGCGAGGGTATTAGTAATACTTCCGCTGTGATTGAAGACCATTCGGATATTCTGGAGAAGTTTAGGAAGGAGATTTTAGAAGAAGCTGGTGAGAAGAGCATTCAACCAGACTGGAACCAGAACGATGAGACGGCAAAGGATTATGTAAAGAACAGGCCGTTCTATACGGGAGATACTGTAGAAACCGTGTTTGTTGAAGAAAGTACCGTATCGTTTGCCGATGATGGTTATGGTCTTTATATAGCAGAATTTCCATCAACATTTGAGGCTACTGTTGGAGAGACTTATAAAGTATATTGGGATGGTGCCACTTATGAATGTACCTGTGTAAATTTTAATGATGTGCAGGTCATTGGGAATCTCTCTATTGCAGGTGTTAGCCCTGATACTGGTGAGCCATTTGTTATGGATGTAAATGATGAGAGAATCGCTATTGCTACAGCAGATACTTCTGCCTCTCACACATTTTCTATTGGCGGACTTGTTACAGAAGTAGTAAAGATTGATGAAAAGTATTTACCAGATACCGTAGTCACTAAGTCAGAGGTTGAAATTGCAAAGAATACGGCTAATGCAGCACAGACCACCGCTAATAACGCACAGACCACCGCTAATGTGGCACTTGAACGCGTGGTAGAGCCTTACACGAAAAACGCTCAAATGGCCCCACTATACAAAAAAGGTGGGTTTTCGGCTTGGCGTGGTGTGGTTCAAGAAATTCGGTATGACAAAACAGAGGGGTATTTCTTTGCTAATGCGTTTGACACAACCGCACTTAAGAAAGAAAATATGCCGAATGGCGTTTTCTGCGTCGATGTTTATGTAGAAAATAGGAGAGCAACGGCGTTTCTCTCTAGCTTGATTACTAGCAGAGACTATTGGCGTGTTCATGGATTTGCTATTATTATCGAAGAGTCTTCACAAATGGGAGAAATCCTATGTGTAAGCTCAAATAATATTTTACTAGACAGTGCGAAAGGACTTTTTTTGACATTCAGAGCACCAAGCAGTATGCTCCTTAAATCTTCCACCGCCAACAGCGACAAACAATTTCGTATCACTGTAGACGATAGTGGTACAATCAGGGCCACAGAAGTGATGTAATTAATCACTCCGCCTAGCACCGAAAGGACTGTCATCCAAGGCGCCCGGCGAAACCGGTACAGAAAGTCTCTGGGAGGAGATCTGTGAGTCCCACGACGGCACCAAATACGACCCCATCCCCTACAACGGCAATATGGCCCTGGAAAACGGCAAGTATTACACCCAAGACGGCGTGCTGTACAAGTGTACCAGGGATACCGGGAATCCCGTATACCATGCCTTGAGCGCGTTGGTGGGAACCTATGTGGAGGTGGTTGAAAATGGCTCTTGAAAAAGTGGTGTACGAGGATAACGTAACGGTTATCACTGCCGCTCAAAATGGAAGGAAAAGAAAACACGATCACTTGTTAAAGGTGTTCGCTGGTAGGCACTAATTCTATAGCAATTCAAAATGGAAAGGAGGCATTACTGATGAAGAAAGCAAAACCCACAAAGGCCGAACCTCGTAAGATTCGTCCGGCATTAACCCCCGAAGCTCGAGAGAATCAGCTTATCGCTTTGGCTGTTGATCTTGTTGAACAACGGCTTCTAGACGGTACTGCCTCTTCTCAGGAAACTACACATTTTCTTAAGCTCGGCTCCATGAAGAACAAGCTTGAGATGGAAAAATTGCAGGAAGAGAATCGATTTCTTAAGGCTAAGACCGAAGCGGTGCAATCTAGCAAGAGAGTGGAAGAACTATATTACGAAGCTATCAAAGCAATGCGTCGCTATAGTGGTCAAGGAGGAGCCCCCGATGAGGATGAATACTAAGACATATTCTGAACTCATCACAATTCCCACCTTTGAAGAGCGTTTTGAATACTTGCGACTTAAAGGGTCTGTTGGTAAAGACACCTTCGGCTACGATCGATATTTGAATCAGATTTTATACAATTCTCCTGAATGGAAGAAACTGCGAAATCAGATCATCATCCGTGACAATGGTTGTGACTTGGCATGTGAAGGCTATGATATTCATAGTCATATCATGATTCATCATCTTAACCCTATTACGGTTGATGATGTAGTCGCTTGTAGTCGAAATGTCTTTGATCCTGACAATCTTGTCTGTGTGACTCATAACACGCATAATGCCATTCACTATGGCGATGCCCGTTTGTTAGTTACCGGGCCGATTGTCCGAACAAAAAATGATACGTGCCCATGGAGGCACTGAAGGAGGAAATCATGGCCAAGCATAACTATACAAATTATTCTAAGCAGAGTAGGAAGCCCGAGGAGACTCCTGTGCCTACTGAGCCGGTAATTCCGATGAGCATGCGAGTTTCCGTACCCGAACCTGAGGAGACCCAAGTTGTGAATGATGCAGTTAAGCCTGAACCTATTACTGGCGTTGTCGATAACTGTATTCGACTAAACGTTCGTGAAAAGCCGAGTATTGATGCTGAGATCCTAACTGCTCTTGAGGCCGGCTCTGAAGTTCGTCTTCTAAAAGATGAGATTGAGAATGGCTTTTACAAAATCTGTACTGCAAGTGGTCTTGAGGGTTACTGCATGTGCGAGTATGTTGTGCTCAAGTAACATGAGGAGGAATCAAAATGGATTCTAGTATCCTTACCTCCATCAAGAAGCTTCTTGGGATCGCAGAAGAAGATAAAACCTTCGATCAGGATATTATTATCCACATAAATTCCGTTTTGGCCATTCTTTGTCAGCTTGGCATTGGACCTAATACCGGATTCATGATCGAAGACGACAGCGCCATTTGGAGCGATTTCCTCGGCGAATCTGCAAATCTCACTTTGGTTCAAAGCTATGTATATATGAAGGTTCGACTGATGTTTGATCCCCCAACAATTGGCACCGTTGCAGACGCACTTAACAAGAACATTAGTGAACTTGAATGGCGAATCAATGTTGCTGTCGATCCAAAAAGTTAATATCTTGAAAATAGCCTATGAAAGAAGGTGACGTAATGGGAACTTATAACGACGAACTTTGTCATTATGGCATCCTAGGCATGAAATGGGGTGTTCGACGCTATCAGAATAAGGACGGCACTTTGACTAAGGCCGGTAAAAAGAGAGTGGCAAGAATGAAAGACGAGTACACTCAGCTTACTGGTAAACAGTTGAGACGTAATCCAAGTAAGACTAAAGATCTTGAAGAAAAGCCAAATGAGAATACTTGGCGTGACATTAGCGACGACGAACTCCGAGCCAAAGTGAATCGTCTTCAGCTAGAGAAAAACTACCTTGATCTCAATAGGCAGATTTCGTCTATGACACCGAAGAAAGTTTCATTTGGTAAGAAGATTGTTGACCATCTTGGAAGTAAAGTTATTCTTCCTGCCGCGACTGATGCTGGGAAGAATCTTCTTACTCAATATCTCAATAAAGCTGGAAAAGAAGCTCTTGGTCTTGGCGACCAGGATAGCATAGAGGCTTTGAGAAAGCAGGTTACAAAGATGAATTTGCAGAAGCAGAAGATCGAGCTTAGTAAGTATTTCGCAGAAGAGAAAAAGAATAAAAACGAAGGGTAAGGTTCGATAGCATATGGCATTATCAAACACGGCCACGCCAATTTACTACGGCCAGTTTCGTGATGCCGTAATGCGTGGTGAAATTCCAGTAAACAAAGAGATCTCCATGGAGATGAATCGTATTGATGACCTTATTGCTAATCCAGGAATCTGGTATGATGATGAGGCTATCAATGGCTTTATTGATTTTTGTGAGAGCGAATTAACCCTTACAAATGGTGAAGACCTGCATCTCTTGGATTCTTTTAAGTTATGGGCCGAGCAGATATTTGGTTGGTATTATTTCGTTGAACGAAGCGTTTACATTCCATCTTCTGATGGACGCGGAGGACACTATGAGCGAAAGCAGATTAAGAAAAGGCTTGTTAATAAGCAGTATCTGATTGTTGCTAGAGGAGCTGCTAAATCAATGTACGCTTCTTGCATTCAGAATTACTTTTTGAATGTCGACACATCAACAACTCACCAAATTACAACTGCTCCGACCATGGCTCAGGCTGAAGAAGTCATGTCACCTATTCGTACCGCTATTACACGGGCAAGAGGTCCGCTGTATCGATTCTTAACTGAGGGTTCTTTGCAGAATACCACAGGTTCAAAAGCTAATCGGTGCCAGCTGGCTTCCACGAAGAAGGGAATTCAGAATTTCTTGACCGGGTCCCTACTTGAGGTAAGGCCCATGTCAATCGACAAACTTCAAGGCTTGCGAGTTAAAGTCGCTACTATTGACGAATGGCTTTCTGGTGACGTTAGGGAAGACCCGATTGGCGCGCTTGAACAGGGTGCTGCAAAGGAGCAAGGATCTGCCGAGAACAATGACTATCTCATTGTAGCCATCAGCTCCGAGGGCACGGTTCGTAATGGCAGCGGCGATACAATCAAAATGGAGTTGGCCGACATTCTTAAAGGCGAATACTATAATCCTCACGTATCTATCTGGTGGTATAAGCTAGATGATCTGGATGAAGTATCAGATCCTGAAATGTGGCTTAAAGCCAATCCAAATCTTGGCAAGACAGTTACCTATGAGACTTACCAGCTTGATGTTGAGAGAGCCGAGAAGAATCCGGCGGCAAGAAATGACATTCTTGCAAAGCGATTTGGCATTCCAATGGAGGGTTATACCTACTTCTTTACTTATGAAGAAACTCTTCCACACCGGAGAAGAGACTTTTGGAGAATGCCTTGTTCGCTTGGGGCCGATCTTTCTCAGGGTAATGACTTTTGCGCTTTTACATTCCTATTTCCATTGTCTGGCGATGCTTTTGGCGTCAAGACTCGAAATTACATAACCGAATTAACATTGAAGCAACTTCCTGCTGCTATGAGGGTCAAGTATGATCAATTCATGAAAGAAGGAAGCCTAATTGTTATGCCCGGAACTATTTTGGACATGATGCAGGTCTACGAAGATTTGGATAATTATATCTCACAGTGTGAGTATGATGTTCGATGCTTCGGTTTTGACCCATATAATGCCAGAGAATTTGTGGAGCGCTGGGAACGAGAGAATGGTCCTTTTGGAATTGAGAAGGTTATCCAGGGCGCCAGAACCGAATCCGTCCCCCTTGGTGAATTGAAAAAGCTTGCAGAGGAGCGTTTACTTTTGTTTGACGAAGAGCTAATGTCTTTTGCAATGGGTAATTGTATAACGATTGAAGACACAAATGGCAATAGAAAGCTACTAAAGAAGCGCTATGATCAGAAGATTGATGCTGTGGCGGCCATGATGGATGCCTTTATCGCATTCAAACTGAATAGAGAAGCTTTTGAATAAGGAGTTGAGAAAATGGAACTAAAGGATACGATTGCTCTGATGCAGAGCGATGACTATAAGGATCGATTCAAGGCTGAGTATTTTCAGACTAAGATTCGATACGATAAGCTTCATAAGATGCTTATTAAACTGGATGCAGGCACTCTTGACTTCAAGCCTACATGCTCCAAGATTGTCCTTCTCGAGCAGAAACGGCATATGGGCGAGTATATTCGTAGTCTCCAGCTTCGAGCAGAGATTGAAGGTATTGATCTTGATTAGTAAGGACCATGCATTCAAACAGAATAGAGAAGCTTTTGAATAAAGGGCGGTGAAACACATGGATAATTACAATGACGAGCTTTATCATTATGGTGTCCTAGGCATGAAATGGGGCATTCGAAAAGGTATGGGGCTCACTCGATACTCTAATGACAAGGTTGGAGAAGCATATACAGATCGTCAAAAAAAAAGAATGAAGAAGCAGGCGGTTGGCATTCTCAAAAGTGTGACACGAAATGCTATCGACGAAAGCGCGTTATATTCTAAATCTGCAGATAAAGCTTATAAACGAGCAGATCGGAATGTTTGGAAATCCGAGTATTATCAGCAGAAAGGTAACCAAAAGAAGTTTGAGAAGTATCAAGGGAAGGCTTGGAAGCAACTTGCTAGGAGCCACAAATATGCCGAAATCGCGAAACAGCGTCTAGCGGACGCTGGCGTTTATAAGAAACGATTGGCTGATATTGACAACGGAACACTTCAGGCCGGTCGTGACTATGTGACCAATTTTATTACTTCTTATGACGGGTTCGTAGCTCGGACTTATAAGCGAGTCGATATCAGAAAACCATAACGGAGGATCTTCAAAATGGGATTTGTAGACAGAATCCAGCGTGGCTGGAATGCGTTCAGGAATAGAGATCCTACGCAGGACTTTCGAGATACTGGAATGACATATTATTATCGTCCGGATCGTCCTCGATTTACGAGAGGAAACGAACGTACGATTATGACATCAGTTCTCAATAGGATTGCGCTTGATGTATCTGCGATCGATATTGTGCACGTTCGTCTTGATGAGAACGGTCGATTTCTTGAAACAGTTGACTCCGGACTAAATAATTGTCTGTCACTAAGCGCGAATATGGATCAAACAGGACGCGCATTAAAGCAAGATATTGTTATGTCAATGCTCGATGAAGGTTGCGTTGCTGTCATTCCAACTGATACAACCCTAGATCCGAATAAGACTGATTCTTATCAAATCGATACCATGCGGGTTGGCAAGATTATTCAGTGGCGTCCACAGCATATACAGGTTCGGGCTTATAATGAGCTTACCGGAAAGAAGGAAGAAATCTGGCTTCCGAAGAAATCGGTGGCGATTATTGAGAATCCGCTTTATGCTGTGATGAATGAGCCTAACTCCACCATGCAGCGATTGATAAAAAAGTTGGCTCTTCTGGATGTGACGGATGAACAGACGGCATCCGGAAAGTTGGACTTGATTATTCAGTTGCCTTATGTCATTAAGACTGAGGCAAGACGTCAGCAGGCAGAGGCAAGGCGTAAGGACATTGAAATGCAGCTTTCCGGTTCTAAATATGGTATCGCATATACTGATGGAACCGAAAGGATCACCCAACTTAATCGCTCGCTTGAAAATAATCTGATGAAGCAGGTTGAGTACCTAACAAATCAGCTTTACAGTCAACTCGGTATCACGCAGACGATCCTTGACGGAACGGCTGATGATAAGACTATGTTGAACTACTATAGTCGTACTATCGAGCCTATTGTTTCGGCAATCGTTGACGAAATGAAGAGAAAGTTTCTCACAAAAACCGCTCGTACTCAGCGGCAGTCTATTCAGTTCTTTAGAGATCCGTTCAAGCTTGTTCCGGTAAATGATATTGCGGAAATTGCGGATAAGTTCACTCGCAATGAGATTATGACATCTAATGAGATTCGTCAGATTGTTGGAATGAAGCCGTCTGAAGATCCGAAGGCAGATGAACTTAGAAACAGCAATATCTCGCAGTCAAAAGATGATCTTTTAAACCAGCCTTATAAGACTGGTGACAAATATTATGAGGAAGGAGAAAGTCAAAATGGCTAATACCAAGTATTCTGATTGCGATTTTTCTGGATGGGCGACTCGTAATGATCTGGTTTGTGGCGATGGTCGAGTCATTAAGAAAGACGCATTCAAGGATAATGATGGGAAGAAAGTTTCCCTGGTGTACAATCATGAGCATGATGATCTTAATGCGGTGCTTGGTCATGCGTTTCTTGAAAATCGCGACGAAGGTGTCTATGCTTATGGATATTTTAACGACACCGAGTCTGGCCAGGCAGCAAAGAAGCTGGTGCAAAATGGCGATGTGAGTTCTCTGTCTATTTGGGCAAATAAACTTCGTCAAGTAACTGGAGCTAACGGGTGCAAGGAAGTTCTTCATGGCGACATTAAAGAGCTTAGTCTTGTGCTTGCCGGTGCTAATCCTGGGGCCTATATCGATTTTGTTATGGCCCATAGTGATGAACTCGATGGTGATGCTGAAGAGCTTTATGCTGGTTGGAACGAAAATATTATGATTCATACGGCAGTTAAAGCCGAAAGCAAATCTAATGAGGAGGACCCCAAGATGGAAGAAAAGAAAGATCAGTCTAAAATGGAAGAAAAGAAGGATCAGTCCAAGAGTGAAAAGACCATTGGCGATGTTCTTGAAACTCTGAATGAGGAACAGCAGATGGCTGTTTACGCTCTGATCGGCGAAATCGCTGGTGATAATAATGATGAAAAAGAGGAGGACAAACCTATGAAGCACAACGTGTTTGACCAGGAGGATACCCGTCAGGATTCTATCCTTGCCCATGACGACATGAACGAGATCCTGGAGCTGTCTAAGAACCCCAGCATTGGCAGCTTTAAGCAGGCTCGCAAGATCTATGAGGAGCAGAACGAGCTGCAGCATAATGCATTCGATGAGGAGACCATGGGCAAGTTGATGCCTGAATATAAGCTCATCGATCCTGCTGAGCCTAAGATTCTGTATCCTGATGATACCTGGGTGTCCAGTGTCATCAATGGCGTACATAAGTCTCCCTACAGCCGTGTCCGTACCCGCCGTGCCGATGCTCGTAAGGCCGAACTGCAGGCTCTGGGTTACAAAAAGGGTGACTATAAGAAGGAGGCCAGGAAGATCCAGCTGCTGGGTCGTACCCACGATGCTCAGACCGTGTACGTGAAGGATAAGATTGACCGTGATGATATTCTGGATATCACCGATTTCGATCTTGTGGCTTATAACTGGAAGATTCTGCGCCACACTCTGGAGCAGACCCTGGCTCAGGCTATTCTGATCGGTGACGGCCGTGACGATCTGGACCCCGATAAGATCAAGGAGGACCACATTCGTCCCATCTGGCACGACGATGAGCTGTACTGCATCCATCAGGATGTAGACATTACCGCCGCCAAGCAGAAGCTGCAGGGTGCTGCGACCGGTCAGCTCTTTGGTGACAACTATGTGTATTCTGAGGCCATTATCGAGGCTGCTCTGTACTCTCGTGAGAAGTACAAGGGTTCTGGTAATCTGACCTTCTATTGCACGCCTCACCTGCTGAATGTGATGCTGCTGGCTCGTGATCTGAATGGCCGTCGTATCTATTCGTCCAAGAATGATCTTGTGGCTGCTCTGAATGTCAAGGATATCAAGACCATTGAGCAGTTTGAGGGTCTGATCCGCACTACTTCCGATAATAAGAAGAAGAAGATGCTGGGTCTGTTTGTCAACCTGGCCGACTATCAGCTTGGCTGTGTCAAGGGTGGTGAGATCACCAAGTTCGAGGACTTCGATATTGACTTCAACCAGCATAAGCTGCTGCTGGAGACTCGCGTGTCTGGTGCTCTGGTTGAGTGGTACTCCGCTATCGCTCTGGAAGAGGATGTCACCAATGCCGGCTGAGTGCCGACTATAATAATTTAAGGAGGTAAATATAATGGATCGTATCTATGATCAGGCTAAGGATCAGAATGTTGCTGCTCTGGTGATCTATGCTAAGGAGACTTCCGATAACAAGGCATATTCCGATTCTGAGTGCAAGGTTCAGATGAAGACCAGCGAACTGAAGGACGCCTTCATTAAGCGCGCTCTCGTTAAGGTTGGCAAGGACTACTTCGCACCGGTTTCCTTTACGGTTTCCAGTAATATCGGCACCGTGACTTATGCCAAGGCCGGTTCTACCACTGGCACTGCTGCTACTGTTGCACTGGCTGCTGCGGCCGACTAAGTAATTGGGGTGAAAATTCAAAATGGGTAAATGGGCCGGAAAGATTGGCTTTGCTGTTCCTAAGGAAACGACTCCTGGCGTATGGAAAGATGAGATTGTACAACGTACTTACTACGGTGACATGACTCGGAATACTCGACGGCTCCAGTCGTCCGGAAATCTCAATGATAATCTCGTCATTGCAAATGAGCTTTCTATCATTGCTGACCCATACGCCAATGAGAATTTTCATGCAATCCGCTATGCTGAATTTATGGGAACTAAATGGAAGATAAGTGGCGTTCAAGTTCAGTTCCCTAGACTGATACTGGAACTGGGGGAGGTTTACAATGGCTAATCGCTTAGATTTACAAACCAAGTTGGAAGAATTACTTGGATCTAAGAATGTGTACTACCAACCTCCAGCTTCAGTACGCATGCATTATCCTGCGATTGTTTATTCTCGTAGTGACATCGATAATGATTTTGCCGACAACTCCGTCTATATTCAGTCGCATTTTTATGAGTTGACCGTGATTGATGAGGACCCAGATAGTGGGATCGTCGACGCAGTCTCCAAGTTGCCGACTTGCAGATTCAACCGACATTTCACGTTAGATAATCTTAATCACGATACATTCACTATTTACTATTAAAAAGGGAGGATTCAATATATGGCTAAAATTGTATGGGACAAGACCGGCGAACATTTTTATGAAACCGGTGTAAAGAACTGCGTTCTGTACATCCCCACCGAAGGTGTGTACTCCAAGGGCGTAGCCTGGAATGGCATTACTGCAATTACTGAAAGTCCGTCTGGTGCCGAGGCTACCGCTCTGTATGCTGCCGACATCAAGTATCTGAGCCTGTACTCTGTTGAGGAGTTCGGCGCCACTATTGAGGCTTATACTTATCCGGATGAGTTCGCTGAGTGCGACGGCTCTGCTGAACTTGTAGCTGGTGTGAAAATTGGCCAGCAGGCTCGTAAGCCCTTTGGTCTGTGCTACCGGACCACTATCGGCAACGACACTGATGGTAATGATCACGGTTACAAGCTGCATATCATCTATGGCGCGATGGCTTCTCCTTCTGAGAAGTCCTACAATACTATCAACGATAGCCCCGAGGCAGTTACTTTCTCCTGGGAACTGACCACCACTCCTGTGAATGTTGCTGGCGCTAAGCCGACTGCATCCATTACTATCGACTCCACAAAGGTTGATGCGCAGAAGCTGGCCGCTCTGGAGGAGGTTCTGTATGGTAAGGATGGTACTGGTAGTGACCATACCGGTGCTACTGAACCTCGTCTGCCTCTGCCCGATGAGATCAAGACTATTATGACCGCTGCTGGCTAAAAAGCCAATCTTTTGGGGCCGTATTCAGGTAAGCTGGCGGCCCTACTTTTTTAACTTTGAAAGGAGAATTTTACAATGCTTAAGAAGACTATCACTTACACCGATTATAACCAGGTCGAGCGTACCGAGGACTTTTACTTCAATCTGACCAAGGCTGAGGTTATGGAGATGGAGATGAGCACTTCTGGTGGTATGGCCGAGATGATTCAGCGTATTATTGCTGCTCAGGACAGCCCTGCAATTATCAAGATCTTCAAAGAGCTGGTCTTGAAGGCTTATGGCGAGAAGAGCCCCGACGGTAAACGCTTTATCAAGAGCGATGAAATTTCGACGGCATTTGCCCAGACCGAAGCCTACTCCAATCTGTTTATGGAGCTGGCTACTGATGCTGATGCGGCAGCTAAGTTTGTTAATGGGATTATCCCGGCTGACGTTGCTCAGCAGGCCGCTTCTCAGACGGCTATGCCTTCTGCGAATAAGTAATAAAATAGGAGGTGCTGAGGATGCTCCAGTTAACAGTACCTGCAACGGAACAATGGGATGAACAAAAACAAGAGTTTATTCAAACCAGAGAGCAGACACTACAATTGGAGCATTCTCTTGTCTCTCTTTCGAAATGGGAATCAAAATGGAATAAACCGTTTTTGACAAAAAATGCAAAGACATATGAAGAAACATTAGACTATATAAAATGTATGACTATTACACGAAATGTAGACCCAAATGTTTACACATGTCTTACAAATAGGCACATTGAAGCTGTAAATGAATATATACAAGCTCCGATGACAGCAACAACTTTTACAGAAAGCCAAAACAAAAAATATAGTCGAGAAATTGTTACATCTGAGTTAATTTATTATTGGATGATAGCACTTAATATTCCCGTTGAAGAATGCCAGAAGTGGCATCTAAATCGACTTCTGACACTTATTAAAGTTTGTGACATTAAGAACCAGCCGCCTAAAAAGATGAGCAAGAGCGCAATTATGAATCGTAATGCGGCTCTAAATGCCGCTCGTCGAAAGCGCCTTGGTTCAAATGGATAATAAGGAGTGATTATATATGGCTAAGAAAGTATATTTGTCCCCGTCCGATCAGACGAAGAATTATTACGCCTACGGGGATACAACCGAGGCTATTCAGTGCGGCAAGATTGCCGAGACATGCCGTAAGGCGCTTACGAGATGCGGTATTGAGGTTATGGTTGGTCAGTATGATACCATGACTAATCGTTGTAGAGCTTCCGATGCCTTTGGGGCTGATCTGCATGTTCCGATTCATACCAACGCTTACAATGGTAAGGTCGGTGGAACCCGTGTGTTCTGCTACAACAAGGCTGGTGAGGGCTATAAGGCTGCTATGGCTGTGTTCAATGCCCTTGCTCCTATTACCCCTGGAACTAGCGAAAGCATAAGCGTGAATGCTAATCTGTTTGAGGTTCGTGTCCCAGCTGCACCTACGGTTTATATTGAATGCGATTTTCACGACGTGCCCAAGATTGCCAAATGGATTATTGCAAACACGAATGCGATTGGTGAAGCTATTGCAAGAGGTATTTGCAACTATTTTGGCGTCAAGTACAAGACCGAGAACAAGCCTAAACCTACTCCTTCTCCTACCACTTCCAAGAAGTCTATCGATGAGATTGCTCGTGAGGTGATCGCTGGTAGGTGGGGTAATGGCGCTGATCGTAAGAATCGTCTGACTAAGGCTGGTTATGATTACGATGCTGTCCAGAACCGTGTTAATGAGATGCTTGGTAAGGCATCTAAGCCTTCTAAGAAGTCCGTCGATGAGATTGCTCGTGAAGTGATTGCCGGAAAGTGGGGTAACGGTCAGGATAGAAAGAACCGCTTGACTAAGGCCGGTTATGATTACAATACCGTTCAAAAGCGCGTCAACGAGATGCTTGGTAAGATCCCTCAGCCTTCTAAGAAGTCTATTGACGAGATCGCACGCGAGGTAATCCTTGGCAAATGGGGTAATGGTGCTGACCGCAAGAACCGCTTGACCAAGGCCGGTTATGATTATGATGCGGTACAGAATCGCGTCAATGAACTAATGCACAAGTGAGGAATAAGTAATGATTACGTTCAGACAAAAGGGCGACTTTTCAAAGTTAAACAAATTCTTTGAAAGAGCTAAAGAAGTAGTTAAGTTGGGCGAGCTCGACAAGTATGGTCGGGAGGGAGTAGCCGCCCTTTCGTCTGCAACGCCGGTTGATACTGGTAAAACGGCAAGCTCGTGGTACTATAGTATCAATCATCAAAATGGAGCCGCTTCCATAAATTTCTACAACTCAAATGTGAATGATGGGGTTCCAATTGCTATTATCTTGCAGTATGGTCATGGGACTAGGAATGGCAGTTGGGTTGAAGGAATAGACTACATAAATCCTGCTATGCGCCCAATCTTTAATAAAATAGCAAATGATGCATGGAAGGAGGTTACTAAGCTATGAGTAGGCAAGTCGATGAAAAAGTTGTATCCATGAAATTTGACAATAAGCAGTTCGAAGCTAATGTCAAAACCAGCATGGGCACAATTGATAAGCTTAAGAGTAGTTTAAACTTCAAAGGAGCTTCAAAGGGTCTTGAAGACCTTGAGAAAGCTTCTAAAAGGGTTTCATTTGACAACATTGCGGCTAGTGTTCAAAGGCTTGAGAATAGATTTTCTGTTTTTGGAATTGCTGGAATGCGTATCGTTGAGCAGTTCACTGACTCCGTTATAGATTCCGTTCGTAGGATTTCAAGAGCGGCAACGAGCTTCATCAGAGAAGGAATTATTCAAGGCGGTAAGCGAAGAGCTATGAACCTTGAGAATGCGCATTTCCAATTGCAGGGTCTGCTCAAGGACGAGGCTGCTGTTGAGGCGGTTATGAAAAACGTCAATGATTCGGTCGACGGAACTGCTTATAGTTTGGACTCCGCTGCAAAGGTTGCTTCTCAGTTTGCTGCGTCTGGAATGAGGGCCGGCGATCAGATGTTCTCTTCGTTGAGGGCAGTTGCTGGCGTCGCTGCAATGACTAACAGCGAATACGACGAGATCGGTAGAATCTTCACTAAGGTTGCTGGTCAGGGTCGTTTGATGGGCGACGACCTCTTGTCGCTTTCTTCTCGAGGTATGAATGCTGCAGCGACTCTTGCTGAGGCTCTTGGCACGTCTGAAAGCGCAGTTCGAGAAATGGTCTCAAAGGGTAAAATTGACTTTAACACTTTTGCGTCTGCCATGGATAATGCCTTTGGTGAGCATGCTAAGAAAGCCAATGAGACCTTGACCGGCGCTTTGTCGAATGTTAAGGCGGCCTTGGCCAGAATTGGTGCTCTTTTTGTATCGCCATTAGTTGAACAGAATGGCGCACTTGTTCAGCTCCTGAATAATGTCCGAGTAAAGATTAATGACATTAAGACGGCAATCGCTCCAGTTGCGGACTATGTCGTTTCCGTGCTAACGAATCTCATAAATAAAGTTTCCGAGTTCGTTAAAAAGCTAGACGTAAAGAAATACTTTTCTGGTCTCGGAAAAGCATTTACATCTTCAAAATGGGATACGTTCATAAAGAAAATTAACGACGCTGGGGTTTCGACTGACAAATTTCAGGAGAAATTGAAAGAGGTTGCTAGTAAGCATGGTGTCTCTATTGATGACCTTATTAAAAAGTACGGAACGCTTGGCGGAGTTATGTCTGCCGGAAAGCTTTCGAAGAGCATCATCGTTGAGACTCTTAAGAAATTTATTAAGGTTGAAGAACACGCGTCTGAGGCCACAACCGATATTACGGATAAACTTGAATACTTTAATAAAGTTGTAAAAGAGGTTATTCGCGGTGACTATGGCAATGGTGAGGACCGAGTAAAAGCACTTACAAAAGCTGGTTATAAGTATGCTGAAGTTCAAAAGCTCGTTAACTATGTTTGGGAACGAAATGGTAAAACTTGGTCTGATTGTAATTTAACTGCCGATGAATTATCCAAGACCATAAGTGACTTTTCTGAAGAAGAATTAAAAAGCATAGGATACACCGATGAACAGGCCAAAAAACTTCGGGAGCTGGCAGAAGAGGCGGAAAAAACAGGGACGCCTTTGAACGAGCTTTTGTCTAATCTTGAGAAGCCTACTGGAAAGGAATTAATCATTGATACGATTAAGAATGCCATTCAGGGGCTCGTTTCAATTGTAAAAGCGTTAAAGGATGCGTTTCTTGAGACGTTCGACTTCTCTAAGACTTCTAGTACTATGCGTAGTTTTCTTGAGGTTGTCAATAAGCTCTCCAAGGGTCTCGTATTCTCAGGAGAGCGAGCTGATAAGCTCAAGAGATCCTTTAAGGGGCTTTTTGCCGTAATCGACATTCTTCGGATGGCTATTGGCAGTGGATTAAACATTGTGTTTAAAATTTTAAAGGCCGTACTTAGTTCGTTCAACATCGAGATTTTAGATGCCACTGCTGCTGTCGGCGATGCAATTGTTAAATTCAGAGATTGGCTTAAAGAGCATAATCTTATAGCCAAGGCTATTGAACTTCTTACCCCAATCATAAAAACGGTTGCTTCGGCCATTAAAGATGCATCCATTGCGGTTTACGATTGGGCTAAGAACAACGAAACGATTCAGAGGGTTCTTAAGAGTATTAGGGACTGGTTTGAAAAGTCATCTGAAAGTATTAAAAGTTGGACTAAAGGTCTAAAAGAAGCAGATAACATTCCTGAATATATATTCTCTGGGCTCATTAATGGGCTTAAGAGTGGAATGTCAAAAGTTATCGAAATCATGGTTGAATTCGGTAGGGGGATTCTTGAGGCTGTTAAGGGTGTTCTTGGTATCCATTCGCCATCTACCGAGTTCTTTGAGATCGGTAAAAATGTTATCGCTGGTTTTGTGCAGGGAATTCAAAATGGAGCTTCTATTGCTTGGAATGCATTAAAGAGTTTCGGAGCAAAGTGCATTGAAGTAGTAAAGGGGATCGACTTTGGTGCTGTTTTGAGTATTGTCTTTGTCGGGAGCACCCTCTTTATTGCAAATAGATTTGCGAAAGTGCTTGATAAGTTTGCCTCGCCTTTTGCGAAACTGGGCAGCATGTTTGGCGCTATTGGCGATGGTATAAAAAGTATGTTCATTGATATTGGAAAATACTTTAAGACCAAAGGACTCGAAAAGACTTCTAAGGCTGTTCTTAATTTTGCAATCTCCATTGGAATTCTTTCTGCTGCTATATTTGTTTTGGCGAAACTCGCTAAGGCTGATTCTGGTTATATGTGGGAAGCATTTGGCATGATTGCTTCTCTTGCTGCGGTCATTGGTATTCTTTCTGTAGTTTTCAGTAAGATCAAACCTGCGGAAGTTCAAAAAGTCGGAGTAGCTTTGCTAGCCATTTCTTTCGCATTGTTCATTCTCGCCTTTGCACTAAAGAAGCTCGGCGGAATGTCATGGGGGCAACTTGGGGTTGCTGGAGTCGCAATGGTTGGCTTGGCCGGCATTATTGCAGTTCTTATACGGATAACTAAAAATCGAAGAAACCTTAAAGACGTTAAGGACGTGTTTGGGAAAATTGCAAAAGCCATGCTCATGCTCGCTCTGGTTATGAAGATACTGGGTGGCCTGTCCCCAGAGCAGCTCGATGTGGCTATGATCGCACTGACCGGCTTGATGACGACGATTGCTATTCTTATACAGATAACAAAGAACCGTAAGAATATAGACAAGGTTCAGGATGTTTTTATGAAGATCGCTGGAGCCTTTGCTATATTGGCTGTTGCTGTGAGAATGCTCGGACGTATGCCTTGGGCTCAACTCGGAGTAGCTGGAGCGGCAATTGGCGGTTTGACTGTCATTGTTGGCACCCTTATGTTCATAGTAAAGAAGGCAAAAAAAGACGCGCCCAATATCGGAAGTACCATGATGGCTATAGCTGGAGCTATGGCGCTGCTAGCCACTACAGTTAGGCTGCTTGGAGGTATAAGTTGGTCTCAACTTGGCGTTGCTGCAGTCGGAATTATGCTATTAACTATTATTACCGGAATATTGATTCTGCTTGTTCGAGAAGTAGAAAAAGATGCGCCGAAGATCGGAGCTACATTGCTTAGCATTTCTGGAGCTATGGCAATATTGGCAATGGTCGTAAAAATACTTGGTAGTATGAACTGGAATACATTGGGCATAGCAGCAACGGGCATGGTTCTGCTATCTCTTGTGGTTGGTTTTCTGATTCTTACTATTAGAGAAGTCGGTAGTGACGCTCCAAAAATTGCATCGACGCTGTTGGCAATATCAGGAGCTATTGCTGTTTTGGCGACAATTTCGGTCTTACTTGGCCTTGTCAAGATAGCGCACCTTGCTCAGGGTTTGGGCGTTGTTGTCATACTTGGTCTTATTTTAACGATTTTGTTGACCGCCGCAAAGGATTCCGATAAGGCCGTTAAACCGCTTCTTGCTATGACCGCTGTCATCGGAGCTCTGGCTGGAATCTTTTATTTGTTGACTGCTGTAATTGATTCTGAAAAGCTTCGTACAGCGGCCGAATCGTTGGTATTAGCATTGCTGGCCCTTGGTGTAGCACTTGCGGTAATCGGTAAATTCGGTGGGGGCGCTTCTGGAGCTAGTTTGCTGATAGCGGCGACTGGCCTTTTGGCTATTGCAGCCGCGTTGCTGGTTCTATCCGCAATTCCTACTGAGAAGATAGGTCAAAGCATTTTGCTTCTGGTTGTAGCATTGGTTGCGTTGTGCGGTGTTGCCGCATTGTTTACAGCTTTCGCTGCCGGTGCCGGACTCATGTCCGCTGTTCTTTTGTCTTTGGCAGCAGTAATCCTTTCCATTGGCGTTGCGGCTATAGCGTTTGCAGGTGCCTTGTATATTGTGGGTTTGGCACTTCCGCTTCTTGCAGATGGGTTTGCAAAACTTATAACAACTCTTGCCGGCTGTTCTAACTATGTCGGGGAATTTTTGAAGACAATGGCCGTTCTTTCTCTAGCATTAGCTATTATAGCCATACCGTTGATAGCAATTAGCGTAGCAATCTTAGCTCTATCTGTAGCATTCATTGGTATTGCCATCGCTGCTATGATATTTGCTGGAGCGTTGGCACTTGTTGGAATAACGCTTCCTCTAATTGCTAAAGGATTGGCATCACTTGGCGATGGAATAAACTCTTTCGTAGTAGCAGTTTCAGCTTGTAAGGGGTCCATGGATGACTTTAAGTCCGTTATGTCTGTCTTTGGTGCATCGGTACTCGAGGTTCTTGCCAAAGTTGCTGCAGGTCTTGCATTACTTGGTATTGGAGCTATTATTGCTGGTACTGGAACGTTGATTTTGGCTGCTGGAGTTGCGGCACTAAGTATCGCAATTCTGCTTGGCGCTCTTAGTGTTATGGCTTTGGCTGGAGCATTCTTAGTTCTTAGCTCGGCCTTGGATGTTACTATTCAGGCGGCTGAAGCAGGAAAGAATTTGGTTGCTGGTTTTGCGCTGGGAATCTTTGATTCTATAAGTATTGTTATCGATGCTGTTAAGACATTCTGTGGTGGCATCGTGAATTCTGTGAAAGAGTTCCTTGGCATACATTCTCCGTCCGAAGTAATGAAAGCACTCGGTATAAACACCGCGGAAGGATTCAAGCTTGGTTTGGATGAAAGTTCTGGAGACGTCGAGGAGTCTGCTAAGAATCTTGCTGAAAAAGCCAAAAACGGAATGGGCGAGGCCGGTTCTGAAGGCGGTTCAAGTTTCATGGATGGGCTTGGTGATAACGTCGATCTTGATTCTCTGGATCTTGGTTCCATGGATCTTGAGTCTATTAAGAGCAAATTTGGATCTGCCGGTTCTGAAGGCGGTTCGAGTTTCATGGATAGTATTGGGTCTGAGGTTGATGGAAACAAAGAGAATATAACATCTAAGTTCAATACTCTTGGTTCTGATTCGGCTACAGCATTCAAAGAGGGACTCGTTACGAACCTTAATCTTGAACAGCTTGATATTGGTTCAATCGATGTTAATTATGTTAAGAGTAAATTTGGATCTGCTGGCTCCGAAAGCGGGTCCAGTTTTATAGCATCATTCATTGCTGCTTTGAATGAAACAAAGATAAGCTCTGCAATGCGATCCGTTATAACCGCAATTTCCGAGTTTAAGCCTCGGATGAGCAGCGCCGGTAAGGATTTAGCTAAGAAGCTTTGCGATGGGCTCAAAGCGCAAAAGAACTCGATCAAGAACAGTGCAAAAAGTCTTGCTTCGGCGGCATCTTCGGCGATTAGAACTGATGAACAAAGAAACCAGTTTAAGAGTGCTGGTAAATACCTTGGCGATGGTCTTGTCGAAGGCATCAAATCCAAGTATGGCGATGTTTATGATGCTGCCTATGCCCTTGGACGAAAAGCTGTAAAGGGTGAGAGAGATGGTCAGGCCTCCAGATCCCCGTCTAAATTGACAATAAAAGCTGGTAAGTGGCTTGGTGAGGGCTTGATCATAGGCATGCGCAAGGTGTCCGACCAGGTTTACAACTCTAGCTATGGTCTTGGTGATTCCGCGACAAGCGGTATATCTTCGGCTATTTCGAAAGTTGCAGACTTTGTAAACTCTGATATTGATGCACAACCGACTATTAGACCCGTTCTTGATCTGTCTGATGTTAAATCTGGAATTGGAACGATCGGCGGAATGTTTGGCGGACAAACTTTGTCGGTTAATACTCGTTCTGTTGGATCTATTGCAGCTTCCATGAATCGTCGTCAAAATGGAGCTAATGATGATGTTATCTCCGCCATTAACGGGCTAGGTCGAAGGATCAGTGAATCCTCTGGTGATAGCTATACTATTAATGGTATCAGCTATGATGATAATGGAAATGTTGCAGATGCAATAAGAACTCTTGTGCGTGCTGCACGAATTGAAGGGAGGACATAAATCTGTGGTTACTGTTAAAAATCTAACTATCAAGAAGCAGACCGGTAGTGATTCTCATTATGCGAGTTGGAGTTTTGATGGTGGAACAGTAACCACCAATCCCTCCATAAAAGCTGGATCTCTCGTCTCTATTAAAACGGGTTCTAGGTATTATAACGGAGTTGCAATTCCCTCCTGGGTAATGAGCGATCGTTGGTACGTTGTTCAGGTTACTGGAGATCGAGCGGTTCTCGGCAGAAATGCCAGTGGAACTCATAATATCCAGAGCCCCATCAATGTCAATAACTTGGTTGCTGGCTCAGGAGGGTCTGGCTCCTCCGTTTCCACGAATACGCTAGATCACTACGAAGTTAAATGGTATTATGATTCCGGAGATGGCATTTGGTTCGAAGGTAGTTCCTCTACAACAACCGAATCGCATTCTACGTATAATGCTCCAGACAATGCAAATTTTATTCTTGTCGCCGTTACCCCGGTCTCTAAGACATACAGGGTAAATAATACCGAAACTTCCTATTGGCAAGGTACGAAAGCGCAAGCAAAATACTCGGTGGCCGTTGATCCTCCGGAGAATGTGTCTGCGCCGAATGTAATTATCGATCAGTACAAGCTTACGGCATCGCTTGAGAACATTTCAGACGCACGAGCCGATCAGATTGAATTTCAGGTGTATAACGGGACCAAATTTGTTAATTCAGGTTTGGTTACCGTTGTTACCTGTCAGGCGTCCTTTTCTTGCAATGTGGCTGCTGGTGGCGAGTATCGAGTTCGTTGCAGAGCAGTAAATCTGAATGGCACATCCAAAGTCCCCGGCGAATGGTCAAATTTCTCGAATACGATTAAGTCTATTCCGTCTGCCCCGAGCGAGATCACGATCTGCAGAGCTGCTTCTGAAACATCTGTCTACTTAGAGTGGACGGCCGTTGATAGTGCTGATACATATGATATCGAGTACGCAACAGAAGAACGATATTTCGATAACTCTGACCAGACGACGACCGCGACAGGTATTAAGTTTAATCACTTTGAAAAGACAGGTCTCCAAACTGGAGATGAGTATTTCTTTCGAGTTCGAGCGGTTAATGAAAAGGGAGAATCCCCTTGGTCTGGAATCAAATCGACATCGATTGGTAAGAAGCCAATCGCGCCCACAACCTGGTCTTCTACTACGACAGCAATTGTTGGCGAGGATGTAACTCTCTACTGGGTTCATAATGCCGAGGATAATTCCACTCAGACATACGCCGAGTTGGAATTGACTATCAATGGGGTAACCGAGACAAGAACCATCAAGAATGATCGTCCTAAGGAGGATCAGGATAAAACCAGTTCGTACGTAATCAAGACTGTTACTTTCTATGAAGTAACAAAAAGCGGTGATACATATACGGCCACCACGAATATTCTTGAAACGGAGCCTACTGGCGGAACTCCTACCGGGTTCAAAACTACCACCGGTTATGATGTATATTCTTATATCGATTCTTCCGGTGCAACGGCATATTACTGTAAGAAGTCTTATGTGTTTGCCGATGGTGCGAAGATCAAATGGCGTGTTCGTACAGCAGGTGTAACTAAGACCTATGGTGATTGGTCCATACTTCGGAGTATTGACGTATATGCGCCACCCACATTGACTCTTGCAATGATTGACGGCGACGGGGATGCTATCAATACTGTGACTACATTCCCGTTTTATATTTCTGGTATCGCCGGCCCGAAGACTCAAGCCCCGATCGGATATCACCTGACGATTTCCGCAGACAGTGCTTATGAGACGGTGGATAATGTTGGTAATACAAAGATTGTTAATGCCGGAACGGCTGTATATTCCAAGTATTTCGATATTAATACGCCTCTTATGGTTGAGCTCTCTGCCGGGAATGTCAATCTTGAAAACGGGGTTTCTTACACTGTTACATGTATTGTTTCAATGAATTCCGGTCTAAATAAAGAGAGCACTCTTTCATTTACCGTGGCGTGGTCCGATACCTCCTACAATCCAAATGCCGGCATTGCAATTGATCCCGATGCACTTGTGGCGTATATTCGCCCTGAATGTAGGAATAATGATGGGGTTCTTGTTGACGGGGTAACTCTTTCTGTATATCGAAGAGAGTATGATGGCGGATTTACCGAAATCGCCAAAGGTCTTAGTAATACAAAGAATATTGTAATTACCGATCCGCATCCCGCACTTGACTATGCTCGATATCGGATTGTATCAACAACAGAGTCTACCGGTACCATCGGGTTCAATGATATTCCAGGTTATCCTGTGGGCGGAAAGGCCGTGATTATCCAATGGGATGAGGAGTGGAAGGAGTTTGATTCATCTACAGGCGGTTTACTTATGGATCGTCCATGGACAGGATCGATGCTTAAACTTCCCTATAACATTGATGTGTCCGATGCCTATGAGCAAGATGTGTCTCTTATTGAATACATCGGTCGTTCTCATCCTGTAAGTTATTACGGAACGCAAAAGGGCGAAACCGCCACCTGGAATCTGGAAATTCCGAAAAAAGACAAAGAGACTCTTTATGAACTTCGTCGTCTTGCAGTATGGCTTGGCGATGCGTATGTTCGCGAGCCCTCAGGAAGTGGATATTGGGCAAGTGTTAAAGTATCCTTTAGCCAAAAGCATTGTGAAGTAACCATTCCGGTAACGCTATCTATTACTCGAGTCGAAGGAGGGGTGTAATATGCCTAATTGGGCAGAATCGATGCAACAGTCATTTGAATACTATCTTGTCGATCCTTGTACTTGGAAAGAGGTTAAGCTTCTGGACAACGTAAAGTCATGCTCTATCAATAGAGATGCCGAAACGGATACACTAGGATCTGCAACCATCGATGTTACCAACTCGGTTGGTGAAGCATACATTCGAGTGTACCTTGTAACGATTCAAAATGGACTAAGGGAGCGCCATCCCTTGGGCACTTTCTTAGTCCAAACCCCTTCTTCTTCCTTTGACGGTAAGATTCGGGAAGTAACAATGGACGCATACACGCCACTTATCGAGCTTAAAGAAAACACTCCGCCTCTCGGGTATTCAATTTTGAAAGATCAGAATATTATGGAGATGGCATATGTCATCACAAGAGAGCGAATGCGAGCACCAATTATTGCCGCAGAGTGCCCCGACACGCTATATTCAGATTTTGTAGCAAACACCGATGACACTTGGTTCTCCTTTGTTCGGGATCTGATCAAGTGCGCAAAGTATACCCTGGAACTTGATGAGCTTGGTCGAGTTCTGTTTTCACCTAAGCAGGACCCTGCATCTTTGCAGCCAGTATGGACTTATGATGATTCAAATAGTTCAATCCTTTATCCCGAATTGTCCCTGAAACATGATCTATTCAATGTTCCGAACGTTGTTGAGGTTGTGTATTCTGATGGACGAGATTCCTACTATGCAAGGGCTGTTAATGATGATCCCAACAGTCCAACTTCAACAGTGAATAGAGGTAGAGAAATCGGCTATAGAGAGACAAATCCTGAGATTTCAGGAGTTCCAACTGATGCGCAAATTCAAGAATACGCTAAGACGTTGTTAAAGACTTTATCGACAGTTGAGTATTCAATATCATACACACATGGTTATTGTCCGGTTAGACTCGGTGATTGTGTGCGAATAAATTACGCACGAGCCGGAGTCACCAATGTTAAGGCCAAGGTAATAAGTCAGACAATCAAGTGCGAACCAGGCGCTCCAGTTACGGAAACTGCAGTATTTTCAAAAAAGTTATGGGGTGATACATTATGAGTTTATCAAGCGATCTGGTATCCCAGTTTGCGAAAATTGTGCAACCCGAAAAAAAAGAGCAAACTGAGACTACAGTATATGGTACAGTGGTCGTGTATGAAGGGGCTACGTACGTAAAGCTGGATGGCTCTGATCTTATGACCCCGATTGAGACCACAACCGATGTAAAAAGTGGAGAACGAGTTACCGTGATGGTTAAAAACCATACGGCTATCGTCACTGGTAATCTTAGTTCTCCAGCAGCTAGAACTGGTGATGTAAAAGAACTTGGGAATAAAATTTCTGAGTTTGAAATCATCATTGCTGATAAAGTTAGTGTCGAGCAACTTGAAGCTGAAATTGCACGTATTGACACTTTAGTTGCCGAAAATGTGACTATAAAAGAACGTCTTACTGCAACAGAAGCAAGCATCGGGTCTCTTGAAGCGGATAATGTGGTTATCCATGAAAAACTGACTGCACATGATGCGTCCATTGAAAATCTTGAGGCTAAGAAGATCGATGCCGAAGTCGTTGAAGCAACCTACGCAACCATCGAGAATTTGGAAGCGACAAATGCCACTGTCAATAATCTCGAGGCTACATATGGTGAATTCAAAGACTTGGCGACCGACAAATTTACAGCCATTGAGGCTGATATCGACAGTCTTGAGGTTAACAAATTATCTGCTGAGCAGGCCGACTTGAAGTATGCGAACATTGAGTTCACAAACATCGGCAAGGCTGCTATTGAGAACTTCTATGCCAAATCCGGTATTATCAAAGATCTTGTGGTTGGTGATACAACAGTAACTGGTAAGCTGGTTGGTATTACAATCGTTGGCGATCTTATCGAAGGCGGTACCATCAAGGCTGATAAGCTGGTTGTCTTGGGCAGTGATGGCCTGTATTACAAACTAAATACGGACGGCGTCTCAGTATCTGCTGAGCAGACCGAGTATAATAGTCTGAACGGCAGTATAATCACTGCAAAAACGATCACTGCTGAAAAGATCAATGTCCATGATCTGGTTGCTTTTGATGCCACAATTGGCGGGTTTCATATTTCAGATGACTCCATATATTCTGGAGTAAAATCCTCCGCATCCAACACAACTCGTGGTATATTTCTTGGGAAAAATGGCGAACTGAACGTCGGAGATGAGACCAACTATTTGAAGTATTATCGGGAAATTACGGATACAACAATTTATCAGGTAACCAAGAAGACTCTAACCTTCAAAGGCGAATGGGATTCTGCTACTATCTATACAGTGGATGACGTCGTAACCTTCAATGGTAGCTATTACATTGCAACTGGCGACGCGACCGGAATGATTCCTGATACCGACCCTGGCTGGGAACCACTATCTAGTGGTCCTTATGATGGTGATGTCTATACCAAGACGTCAACCGTCATATCTGAAGAACCCACTGGAGGAACTGCATTCGGTGTCCCCACAACGACCGGAGAAGAAGTGTATTCGTACATAGACGGAAGCGTAACTAAATATTATTGCAAGTCCGGCACAGCCAAGTATAAGCTTGCTATTTCGGCCGAGAGTATGATATTTAGTGCAACTGGAAAAACCGTTGATGATACCATAGGTGATGTACAGACGGCATTCGGTAAGCAAACGGCGGACATTATATCTGCTTGCAACGATGCAATTTCCGAGGCTCTTAAGGGATACGTTGAGAATGGAGACTACACTCAGTTTCGAGAAACGGTTAATGCACAATTAGCTATACTGTCTGATCGGATCACTATGAACTTTAATACCACGGTAGAAGAGATTGATAGTTTTACTGGAGATGTAGAAAATAGGTTCACGACGCTTAGTAAGTATATTAACTTCTCTCAAGATGGTATTGAGATCGGTTCTGGTGAAAGTACACTAAAGCTGACTATCGATAATGACCGTATTTGCTTTGAGCAAGATGGTAAGGTTAAAGGCTGGTGGGATGGATCTGATTTCCATACTGGTAATATCATGGTTGAAGTCTCTGAGCGAGCTCAGTTTGGTAACTTCGCATTCATTCCTAGATCTGATGGCTCTCTTATGTTCCTGAAGGTCAATAACTCTACTGATTAGGGGGCGAGCGGTTAATGGCACTAAGTGGATCTGTAGCAACAAATGCTGGTGAGTACAGTAGATATTATCGGCTGAATTGGACTGCTACACAGTCAATAGCAAATAATACATCGACTATTTCTTGGACTCTTCTCGCTGCCGGTGGTACCGGATGGGTAGCAGAGAGAACTGTCTATGTCAATATTGACGGAACCAGCGTATATAGCAAGTCAAATTATGTTGAACGATACCCTGGCGTTGTGGCAAGCGGTACTAAGACGCTCACGCACAATAGCGATGGCACTCGATCTTTCAATATCAGTATTGGCGCTGCTGTATATTATAGTTCAGTCACTTGTACAGGTGTAGGTTCGCCTACCTTGGATACAATTGCACGAGCATCCGACTTATCTGTATCTGACGGAACACTTGGGGCGGCTCAGACAATAACTGCAGATCGTAAGTCTAGTAGTTTTACGCATACATTGACCTGGAAATGCGGATCTTATAGCGGAACAATTGCTACGAAGTCGTCCGCGACATCCTGGTCGTTTACTCCCGAACTAAAGCTTGCAGAGGGAGCACCAAACGGAACAAATGTATATTGTGAGTTTACCCTTACAACTAACAATGGTAATACTGTAATCGGTTCAACAAAAAAATCGGTTCGGTTGGCAATTCCGAATAGTGTTGTACCAACATGCAGTATGTCGCTCTCTGATGCAAAGGGGTACAAATATACCTATGGTGGTTATATTCAAGGGCAGTCGATTTTGCATGTTGTAATCAATGGCTCTGGAATATTTGGATCTTCGATCTCGTCATATTCCGCATCTGCGAATGGCACTCGCTATATATCACAGACATTTGATACGGCTCCTTTAAAGACTGCTGGGTCTAACACCATCACTGTGGGTGTTAAGGATAGCCGTGGTCGATCCGCGTCAGCATCATCGGCAATAAACGTCATTCCATATTCAGTTCCAAATATTATTTCCCTTAGCGTAAATCGATGTAATGCCAATGGGACAGAGAATGACGGAGGGGCCTATGCCAAAGTAACCTATCGGTATTCAGTAACGGGTCTTTCTAACAAGAATACTTTTACAGCATTTCTGAATTATAAGAAGACAACGGATGGCCAATGGAAAAGCGTAAATATTACGCCAATAGGCTCCCTTTATAATGTTAGCGGATCTAATATTATAGCCGCAGATGATGCTCACTCTTATGATATTTCTTTGGTAGTTACGGACTCCTTTACGTCCGCATCTCAGTCAACAGCTCTGTCCACCGGATATTGCTTGTATCATGTTCGAGCATCTGGTAAGGGTATTACTTGGGGTGGAGTAGCTGAAGATGACGGCTTCAATGTCAAAATGCCGGCTCATTTTCAGAACGGACTGAGAGAGGATATTCAGGTTGTTGAATCTGGAAACTGCAATATGCTCACAGAAAGTGGCAATTATTATATCGGTTCCTCTGGTAGCAATAAACCAGGCGATGGCACAAATGGCTGGTTGACTGTCAAAGCATACGGAACAAACGGCGCGTATTGTTATCAAGAGTATGTGACATCCACAGGCCTCAGGTATTATCGCATGCGTAAGAATACTATCTGGGGAGGTTGGGTACAAGATGTAAACATTATTTTTAAGAAGTTTACATTCAACAATGTAGCAGCTACGAAAAGATCTAATAATGGTTTATACTACGACACTGTTTCAACAGAAGCAAGTCTTGGAATAACCGGAACGGTTCTTTCTATTGTAATTACCGACTGGGAAGGACCTTCGTCAATGTTCGGTCTATATTCTAACGGTGGATCTATTAAGATCATGTCGCAAGCATCTCAAACAATAGCAAAATTATCAGCAATCATTACTTGGACTACATAATTTTAAGGATGTAATCGGTATATAAGCAATGCTTTAAAGAGAACGGCGGTGAACAACGTATGAGCGACGCGGTTATAGTTGCTATTATAACAGGTACTATGACCCTTATTGGGGCTATTATATCCACGTGGAGTAGCAATCGATCAATAAGTAAGGACCTTAATGATATCAAAGAAGAAAACAAGCACCAGTCTTTAGATATTTTAAGACTTACTGTGATGAGCAGAGACATGCCAATTTCAGAGAGACTTATTGCTGGGAAGAAATATCTCGGCAGAGGTGGAAATGGTGATGTAAAAAAGTACTATGAACAATTGGTAAAAGAACATACGAAATAAGGAGGATTATCAAAATGAAGCTGTCTAACAAGGTTTATGATGTTCTGAAGTGGATCGCTATGTATCTGCTTCCTGCTCTAGGTACTCTGTATTTTGCCCTGGCTGGTATTTGGAACTTCCCTTATGGCGAGCAGGTAGTGGGCACTATTACTGCCGTGGATACTTTCCTGGGCGTTCTGCTGGGAATTAGTACGGCACAGTATCAGAAGGATAAGAACACAATTGAGCAGTAACTAAAGAGAGAGGGTCCGTCACAACGACAGGCCCTCTTCTTTTTTTTATTTATGGATCACTAGCATAGTCTTTTATTTTTCCGCGAAGATTACATGTTCCTTTATGAAAACATAAAGGAGGTTTATATAATCATGAGAAAAAGCACAAAAACAATGATTAGAGTCGGGGCTATTTTGGCCGCTCTTGACGTTTCCGATATGGCCGCTAAGGGGCAAGTCGTGCACTGGATGCGCATGGCATATCCCGAAGCAGCTAGGGAATTCGAAGAGACTAACGGCCGATTTGCTATTCGCACAAAGATCATCAGTAAAATTGCTGATTATTTTGAATGGATTCACGATCAACTTTAAGTTGGAGTTTAGAGGACTAAGGAAACTTGGTTCTCTATTCTTTTTCGCGAAAGAAGCACAGTCCTTTATGAAATAATATTAAGGAGGATTTACTATGGATCTCACAATGATTCTGGCGTATATCGGAGCATTTACGATATCGTATTTATTTGTAGAGTACATAGACCGATTTAATTGATATTTAAAAGTAGGGGTCTATTCATAGACTCTTACTTTTGTTTCGCGAATCAAACGCGGCCTTTAATAGAGACTAACTTAAATATCAAAAGGAGGATAATTTATGGATTTGTTGTTTATGTTTGGAGTCGTTGTGGCTCTCTGTGGCACAATCGCCACGATTATCAGACTTAGAAATCGGTAATCTCAAAAAGTAGGGGTCTATTCGTAGACTCTTACTTTTGTTTCGCGAAACAAACATAGTCCTTTATGAAACAAATTCTAAAGGAGGACTTAATAATGTTTAAGGACTATTATGAAATGGTGTTAAAGCCGTCTATGGGTTGGCTTAAAAAGCACTGGATTGGATATCTGGTGTTCGTGGTCATTACCATGGTGGCGAGCATTGCCTGGTGGTTCCAGGACGACATTATTGAACACTTCAAGAAGAGGTAAAAGATTTGGGACTAAGGAAACTTAGTCCTTTATCTTTTATTTTTATAATAATGCTTTAATAAAATTAGAAAGGAGAAGGTTATGGATTACATTATTGGTTTTATTGTGGGGGGCGTTCTTACCGGGATTGTTTTGACCATCATGTTCTGCATTAGACACCCGCTTCTTGGAACTCTCAAAGTTGACGAGTCAGATCCAGAAAACATCAAGTGGCGTTTTATAATTTCTAAAGATGTAGACTTTTCGAAAACAAAGCAAATCTACCTTAAAGTTGACAATCATGCGAATATTTCGCACGAATAACATTTCCTATTATGGAACGTATTAGTTCACATCATTTAAAAGGAGATTTTAACATGAGCATTGACACTATGTTACGTGAGGAAATTCAGGACGAAATTACCAGACTTGGTAAGCTGGAACTGGGATCGGAGACATACAAGACCACCGTGGACGGCGTAACAAAGCTGTTGGATAGAGTGAATGAGATGAAGAAGATCGATGCGGAGGCTCGGGATAGAGCGGAAAGTAGAGAAATCGAAATCCAGCTCAAGAATGAGCAGATGCAGGACGATAAGAAAGATCGTCTCGTTAAGAATATTCTTACAGCACTTAGCATCGGAGGCGGATTTGCTCTGACCATCTGGGGGTCAATCAAGTCCTGGCAGTTCGAGGAAACTGGAACAGTCACTAACGGACCTGGAAGAGAGTTTATGAAAAAACTCTTTCGAATGAAGATCTGAAACGTTACAAGGTGAGGGGCTGCAAACGCGGCCTCTTATCTTTTCTCTCGCTAAAATAACATGGACCTTTATGAAACAACTTCTAAAGGAGGATATATTTATGATTTTATTTACATGTTTGCTGGTATTCGCAATAGCGCTGGCGGCGCTCACAATTATAATTGGGGGGCCCGTCATCATTGTATTCGGCGATATCATCGTGTGCGTGTTGATGATTGCATGGATCATAAAGATTGCAAAGAAGAAGAAGTAAGAAGTCTAGGACATCTGAAACATGGTGTCCTATTCTTTTCGTTTCGCGAAAAATACATGCCATATTATGAAAGAGAAACAATTAGCTCATGGGGCTAGAGCGCTAGGTATATTCTAGAGGAGAATGGTTCGAGTCCATTATTGTTACTCTTTTAATTTTTGTTTAGGGCTTCCGGTCTTAGAAAGGATGAATGGAGCATGGATGAATTGAAGATTAAAAGTAAGTTGCTGACGAACATCATTTCCAAAATAATTAGGTCAGCTGTGAAAAAGAAGCTTGGATATGATATTGATGTTCAGCTTCATGAACTTACAGCTACTATCAACGACGGAAAAGCACATGTCTACATAAATGCCGAGGGCGATGTCGATGTTAAGGAATTTAATAAGTTTACCAAAGTAATTGGTTTGGAGGATTGATTCCAAATGCTTGGGCCTGGTATGTTCCTAAAGAAAAATTCAGCGACAATTTTAACCATAACAGCTGTTGCTGGTGTCATCGCAACTTCTATTTTAAGCACTAAAGCAGCCATCAAAGCATCTCGAGTGCTTATGCACAAAGAGGAGGAAAAAGGTGGAAAATTAACTTTAAAAGAAACTATAGTTGAAACATGGGCCATCTATATCCCCACCGTTGCGATAGGGGCATCTACAATTGCTTGCGTTTTAGGAGCAAATATTTTGAATAATCGTCAGCAGGCAAGTCTTGTAAGTGCGTATGCTTTTATCGATAGCTCTTACAAAGAATACAAAGCAAAACTTAAAGAGCTCTATGGTGAAGATGCACATACGAACATAATTAATGCTATTGCTACCGAGAAATGCGATAAAGTAAACATTTTTGCTGGCTCATCTTCTCAGCAGCTTCCATCAACAATTATTGGGCTGGAACCTTCTTGTATTCCAGAAATCGATAGTGATTCTGAATCTCGGTTATTCTATGATGAATATTCTGGTAGATATTTTGAGACCACGACTGAGAAGGTTTTGCTAGCTGAGTATCACCTGAATCGTAACTATATTCTTAGGGGTTTTGCTAGATTAAATGAGTTTTATAAATTCTTAGGTCTCGAGACCACAGATTATGGCGACACTGTTGGGTGGGATGTTTGTAGTGAGATTTATTGGATCGATTTCAATCATTGTAAAACCATTATTGGTGACGATCATGACGGCTTTGAATGTTGTATAATTGAAATGCCATACTATCCAAGAAAAGATTATATGGACCAGTACGATTGAAATCCGCGAAAATTGCAGAGTATATTACGAAAGGAGTGAAAGCTTTATGAAAATTAATTTGGCAAAGGTTTCTACAGTCGGCGCTCTGCTACTCAGCTTTGCGGGGAGTATCCTTGCCAGCTGGGCTGGAGAACGCAAGATGGAAGAAACCATTACCAAGGAGGTTGAAAAAGCTGTAAAAAACCTTAAGTAAAAAGATAAAAGGGGTCTAAATTTAGGCCTCTTTTATTTTTATCAAAAATTCTGAAAGGAGAATTAGAATTGAGTAAGCAAAATGCAGTAAACTTCATCAACGCACTCAAAAATACTTTTAAGAAACGAACACCAGAGATTCTCACCGGGATCGGAATCGCTGGAATGATAACTACGACGGTTCTCGCTGTCAAAGCCACACCAAAGGCGGTTACGCTTCTTAATGAACGCAAGGAAGAACTCAAAACGGATAAGCTTCCGGTTACAGACGTTATAAAGACGACATGGAAGTGCTATATTCCAGCGGCAGCAACATGCGGAGCATCTATTGCATGCTTGATTGGAGCGAGCTCTGTGAATTTTAAACGTAATGCCGCGCTGGCGACCGCATATAAGCTGTCTGAAACTGCCCTTGCCGAATATCGAGACGCTGTTATTGAGACAATTGGCGAGAAGAAAGAGCGTGATATTCGCGACAAGGTGGCGGAGAAGAGAGTTAAAAAGAATCCGGTGACCAAAAGTGATGTCATTGTGACTGGTAACGGAACTACGCTCTGTTTGGATTCTATTAGCGGAAGATATTTTCAATCCAGTATGCAGAAGATAGAATCCGCTAAGAACAAAATAAACGAACGGATGCTGTGCGACAACTATGTCTCCTTGAATGATCTATATGACGAGCTTGGCATGGAGTGCACAAAAATCGGTGAAGATCTTGGCTGGAATATCTTTGGAGATGGACTTCTTGATATTTCCTTCAGTTCGCAGCTTACTGACGATGGCACACCTTGCCTTGTGATGGATTATAGCGTAGAGCCGCGACACAACTATTACAAGAGTTAAATTCGCGAAAAAAACACATAATTTTATGAGGAATAAAACCTACATTTTCTACATTTGAAAGGAGTATTATTATGAAGAATGTTGAGAACGTCGAGGCTGTTGAGGTCACTGAGACTGAGGACATCAAGGAGTCCAAGATTAAGACTGCTGCGTCTAAGGTTGGAGCAGCGATCAAAAAGCATTGGAAGAAGGTTGCCGTTGGTGCGGCGGCCGTCACCATTGCCCTGATCGGCTACAATGAGATGCGCAAGAAGAATCAGACTCTGGAGGATGAAACCGAAGATTTCGAGACCGATGGGTCTGATGATGTTGTTATCGACATCGACATCGATGACTCTGATGTGGAGGAGTAATTCCTAAAAGGGTTAGTACCTGTAACAAGGTACTTTCCCTTTTGCATTTTTGAAAGGAGTCGTATATGAATAAGTATTATTATGACGGCCCCGTCAAGGAATTTGACGTCATCGTCTCGAATCGTTGGCGAGGGTCTACGTACGCAGTTTCTGCGGAAAAAGCGAGGAATAACCTTGCTTACCAGTACAAGAAAGCACGTGGTAAGACTGCCAGCACGAAAATCACTCTTCCTGGTAAGTTGACCATGGATAATTGAAGGGAGAAATTTATATGGAAGAGTATAAGCCCAACTCTCATCGCTCTAAAGAAGAGGCCGCTACTCCTAAGGAAAAGAAAGTTGAAAAGGTCGTTCATGGAGCAGTAAAAACTCGAAAGAAAAGCGGGCTTGAGAAAGCAAAGGGGCTCTTTATTTCCGATGATGCCGCTAATCTCAAGTCTTACGTCCTAATGGATGTTTTGATTCCGGCATTTAAGAAGGCTATTTCAGACATCGTTACTAACGGTATCGAGATGATTCTTTATGGTGAGGCCGGTAGATCGAGGAGGAATTCTCCTGCGGGAAGTGTTTCTTATCGAAACTTTTACGACCGTCGAGATAGTGATCGCCGTCAGCTCAATTCTCCAGTAAGAACTGGATATAGTGTTGACGACGTCGTTCTTGAAACTCGAGGTGAAGCCGAAGACGTTCTTGCTCGTATGGACGAACTAATCGAAATGTATGGCGTTGTCAGTGTTGCTGATCTGTATGATTTGATTGGCGTTACTGGAAACTATACCGATAACAAGTACGGATGGACGAACATCCGTAATGCAGAGCCGATTCGGGTGCGAGATGGATATTTGCTTAAGCTGCCTAAACCGTTGCCTATTTAATGAGGGAGACTTTATATGGATTACAAATTTGATTATAGCGCTGCTATTCAGCAGTTGAAGGACATGGCAATGATTGACCTTATGACTGCTTTTGCTCCGGATGATGCGAGCAAGAAGCTCATTAGGGATGCCCTGTTTATTTTTGTGAAGAACGGCGTCCCAGCGGATACAGCTATAAAGATCGTGTCTGAACTGGGTGATATTTTTAATAAGAAGGAGAATGAGTAATGAAATTTAATGAAATTATGAACACCGCTTCTCGTACCATGCACAAAGTTGGGTTCAAGATCAAGAAGGCAAGTCCTGAGATTCTGGTCATTGCCGGTATTGCTGGTGTAGTTACATCTACGGTCATGGCTTGTAGGGCCACCACTAAAGCTGGAGATATTATCACTTCTCATAACGATGACATGGACAAGATCCATCAGGCGTCTGAGATGGAGAATGTGGACTACACTCCCGAAGATGCAAAGAAGGATACCGTGATTGTCTATACTCAGACCGCAGTAAAGTTTATCAAGCTGTATGGTCCTTCTGTTCTGGTTGGCGTTGCTTCTATTGCATGTATTGTAGGCTCTCATAATATTCTGCGTAAGCGCAATGTGGCTCTGGCTGCTGCTTATGCTGCCGTTGACAAAGGCTTCAAGGAGTATCGCGGTCGTGTTGTCGAAAGATTTGGCGAAGAACTTGACAAAGAGCTTCGCTACAACATTAAGGCAAAGGAGTTCGAGGAGACCATTGTCGACTCTAAGGGCAAGGAAAAGCAGGTCAAGAATACCGTAAGCATTGCTGATCCGAATGGCTACAGCGACTACGCTCGTATCTTTGACGATGGCTGCAAGGGTTGGTCTAAGGACCCGGAGTACAATCTACTGTTCCTGAAACAGCAGCAGAACTGGGCGAACGAGTGCCTGCAGAGTCGCGGCCACCTATTCCTTAACGAAGTGTATGACATGCTGGGCATTCCTCGTACGAAGGCTGGTGCTTGCGTCGGTTGGATCTACGATAAAGATCATCCTGTTGGTGACAACTTCGTTGACTTCGGAATTTACAATCTGAGCATTGAAAAGGCTCGTGAGTTCGTAAATGGGTACGAACGCAGTATTGTTCTGGACTTCAATGTGGATGGCCCCATCCTTGACATGATTTGAATGCAAGGACTCGATGCCATAGGGTCTGGAAATAAATGGCAAGACATGATGGACTATCCGTGGCTTTTCAGTATTTGACGGGTCACAAGTCCATATTTTTTCTCGAAATGTTAAAATCGGATCAAAGGAGACGATAACAAAAATGGGAAATGCTATCAATAAGTTCTTTATTTTTGCAGTCGGTGCTGCACTTGGCTCGTTTGTAACATGGAAGCTCGTAAAGGGTAAGTACGAGCGTATTGCTCAGGAGGAGATTGACTCCGTTAAGGAGGTCTTCTACAGACGTAGACAAGATGATATTTCTGCAAATAGTGCAGAAGATGAACCCGAAGCAGTTAATAAAGGTCAAACCAGTGAATCAGAGGAAGAAATTTCCGAATACAAGGACATCATCAACCACAATGGATATTCTAATGTAGAAGGAGTTGAAACTATGCATGACAAGCCTTATGTGATTGCCCCCGAGATCTTCGGGGACGATCCTGACTATGAAACGATCAGCCTGACCTATTATGCGGATGGTGTTCTGACTGACGAGAACAACTGCATCATTGATCCAGGCGAAATTGAAGATATGATTGGCGAGGATTCTCTGGATCGTTTCGGTGAATATGAAGACGATTCTGTTTTTGTCCGAAATGAAGAACGAATGATTGACTACGAGATTCTTGCCGTAACTAACAATTATGACGATTGAAGATAAGATCAGAAACTCATATTTTGAGTGGATGGTTGATCTTGTATGCGGAAATAGGTTTGCAAAGGAGATTTCCTATAGAAAACTATTAACCTTATTACACACTATCGAGTTCCGATATTCTATCAAGCGAGATGAAAATCGGGCTAGAGAAGGAATCAATTTGCGGTACAGATATTCATTTGTCAATGGTTATGATGACTTGTCTGAGTTTATTGAAGGCCCTTGTTCTGTGCTGGAGATGATGATTGCCCTTGCAATTAAATGCGAGGAGATCATGAATGATCCTGCATACGGAGACAGGACTGGACAATGGTTCTGGGGCATGATCACCAGTCTTGGACTCGGTGGTATGTATGATAAGAACTTCGACAAGCAAGAAGCCATTAACCGGATTAATCGGTTTCTCGATCGAGACTATGCGCCTAATGGTAAAGGAGGTCTATTTATTGCTAGACATTCCCCTAGAGACATGCGTACCCTTGAAATCTGGTACCAAATGCAAGAATTCTTAAACGATATTGTGTGATATTTAAGTAAGGAGACAACATCTAATGCTTGATTTTCTTATGGTTTCCACACGCAACAGTAAGCGTGGCGTGACGGAGATTTATCCTAAGTTCATTGTAAAGAAGTCAAGCGACTTGATGATCCGAGGCGGAGACTTCTATGCCATCTGGGTTGAAGATCGCGGGCTTTGGTCTACAGATGAGCAAGACGCATTGGATTTGATCGACAGAGAACTCGACGCTTATGCAGAGAAGAACAAAGACAAGTTTGAGGGAATCCCAAAGATTCTCCATATGTGGGACGCCGAGTCTCGTATGATAAGTTCCTGGCATCAGTATTGCCAAAGAGATCTGCGAGACAACTTCCACGTGCTAGACGAGAAACTTATATTTTCAAATGCGCCCACAAACAAGAAGGATTATGCGAGTAAACGGCTTAGCTACCCTCTTGAGCCTTGTGATATTCCGGCATATGAAAAACTGATTTCGACTCTGTATTCTCCCGAAGAGCGGCGTAAGATCGAGTGGGCGATTGGGGCCATTGTGTCTGGCGATTCTAAAAAGATCCAGAAGTTCATGGTGATGTATGGAGCTGCCGGTACTGGTAAGTCTACGATTCTTAATATCATCCAACAGTTGTTTGAGGGTTATTATTCGGTCTTCGATGCTAAGGCATTGGGGTCGTCTAATAACTCTTTTGCTTTGGAAGCTTTTAAGACAAATCCTCTTGTGGCGATCCAACATGATGGTGATTTGTCCAGGATTGAGGATAATACTCGACTGAACAGCCTCGTATCCCATGAACTTATGACCGTGAATGAGAAGTTTAAGGCAACATATTCTAGTCGCTTTAAGTGCTTCTTATTCATGGGCACAAACAAACCGGTTAAGATTACGGATGCCAAATCAGGCCTTATTAGAAGACTGATTGATGTTCATCCAACCGGCAACAAACTAAGTACCAAAGAATACAAAAGCGCCGTAAAGCAAATCGCGTTTGAACTCGGAGGAATTGCCTGCCACTGTAGAGACGTCTACTTGGCGGATCCGGGAGCATATGATGATTATATTCCCGTAGCAATGCTTGGCGCATCAAATGACTTCTACAACTTTATTATTGATTCGTACCATATTTTCAAGAAGGAAGATGGTACTAGTCTGAAGGCTGCTTGGGAGATGTATAATAATTATTGTGAGGAGGCAAAAGTTAGTTATCCATACAACAAGCGGAACTTTAAAGAGGAGCTTAAGAACTATTTCTGGGATTATAGCGAGCAGTTTGTAACTACCGAAGGTGCAAGACTCAGATGCTATTATTCCGGATTCAGGACAGACAAATTTGAAACGGAGCAAGAAGAAAATAAAGCCGAGCAAGCTCGAGCGTCTTGGATCAAATTAGATGCTGCAGAATCCATATTTGATAAAGAATGTGCCGATTGCCCTGCTCAGTATGCAACTTCGAAAGGCACACCAAAAAAGGCGTGGGCAGAAGTTGTTTCAACATTGTCTGAACTGAACACGAGAGAACTTCATTATGTCAAGATTCCTGAGAACCACATCGTTATCGACTTTGATATTCCAGATGAGAAAGGAGAGAAATCACTTGATCGCAATCTTGCTGCTGCTTCTGCTTGGCCTGCTACTTATGCTGAGCTTAGTAAAAGTGGCGCTGGCCTACATTTGCATTATATTTACAGCGGCAATGTTAGCGCTCTTAATCGTGTATATTCTGATTATATAGAGATCAAAGTATTTACCGGTAAAAGTTCACTCAGAAGAAAGCTTACCAAATGCAATGATTTACCTATTGCAACAATTAGCTCTGGGTTGCCATTGAAAGGAGAAGATAAAGTGGTAAACTTCGAAGCTGTGAAGAATGAAAAGGGGCTTCGAACTCTGATAGAAAAAAATCTTCATAAGGAGATTCACCCAGGAACCAAACCGAGTGTGGATTTCATTTACAAGATTCTCGACGACGCATATGCTAGCGGGATCAATTATGATGTTACGGACCTGAAGAACTCGGTATATGCCTTTGCTGCAGGCAGCACTCATCAAGCGGACTATTGTCTTAAACTTGTGAATAAGATGCGCTTCAAGTCTGATGATCCGTCGCCAAATGTCGAGAACGAGGATTCGCAAGTTGTCTTTTACGATGTTGAGGTCTTTCCAAACTTGTTTCTCGTGAATTGGAAGGTACAAGGCGAAGGTCGCCCAGTAGTTCGAATGATCAACCCGAGCCCTTCGGAGATTGAGGAGCTTATGCGATGCAGACTTGTCGGTTTTAACTGTCGTCGGTACGATAATCATATTTTGTACGGACGATTGATCGGCTACAATAACGAACAGCTGTATGAGTTGTCGCAAGCAATCATCAATGGTGATAATAAAGCATTCTTTGGAGAGGCATATAATGCATCGTATACGGACGTCTATGATTTCTGTACGAAGAAGCAGTCTCTGAAAAAATGGGAGATAGAACTTGGTATTCACCATCAAGAACTTGGTCTACCTTGGGACAAGCCCGTTCCCGAAGAAATGTGGACGAAGGTCGCCGAGTATTGTGATAACGATGTTATTGCTACTGAGGCGGTCTTCGATTCTCGACAGGGTGACTTTGTAGCAAGAAAGATCCAAGTTGACCTTGTAACTTTGCTGCATGGCGTTACGAACGTATCTGTAAATGACACCACAAACACCTTGTCTACGAAGATCATATTTGGTTCCAATCGTAAACCTCAGAGCGTATTCAACTATCGTGATTTGTCACAGCCCGTCAGTCCTGATCAGTATGAGGAGTATAGAGAAAAATTCGGTCCTGAGTATGTTTTCAGAGTATTCGACGAGCACGGACTTCCTCTATATCAGAATTTCAATCCAGGCGAGACATATCCTAGTGGTTACAGCATTCTACCTTTTTTTCCAGGTTATGTGTTTGATCATGGTAAGTCCACATATTTAGGCGAGGAGATTGGCGAAGGCGGAAAGGTATATTCTGAGCCGGGTATGTATGGTGATGTATGGGATGGTGATGTTGCCTCAATGCATCCGCACAGCGCCATATTTGAGTGTGTATTCGGTCCTGAGTATACAAAGCGTTTCCAGGATATTGTTGACGCTCGCGTAGCTATCAAGCACAAGGACTTTGAGTCTGCTGCTCTGATGCTGAATGGGGCGCTCAAACCATATTTGAATGAAGAGCAAGCGGCAGATCTCGCTCAGGCTCTGAAGATCGTCATTAACTCAATTTACGGTCTAACAAGTGCTGCATTTGAGAATCCGTTCCGTGATCCTCGAAATAAGGACAATATTGTAGCAAAACGTGGGGCTTTGTTCATGACCCTCCTTAAGCAGGAAGTCCAGAAACAGGGTTATACGGTAGCTCATATTAAGACCGATTCCATCAAGATTCCTGACGCAACACAGTATATTATGGATTTCATCATCAAGTTTGGTAAGGAATACGGCTATAAGTTTGAAACGGAAGCTAATTTCGAGAAATACTGCCTGGTGAATGATGCCGTGTATATTGCTAAGTTTAAAGAACCTCGTAAGGATAAGAAAACCGGCGATGAGATTTGGTGGACCGCCACCGGAACCCAATTTGCAGTTCCATATGTCTTTAAAAAGTTGTTTAGTCATAAGCCTATCGAGTTTGAAGACATGTGCGAAACAAAGTCTGTTAGCTCTGCATTATATTTGGACATGAACGAGAGCCTTCCTCCCGATGAGCATAATCGTATATTTATTGGTAAGGTCGGCTTGTTCTGTCCTATTAAGCCAGGTTGCGGTGGTGGTGAGCTGCTTCGCGAAGCAAAAGATAAAGATGGCAATATAAAGTACGCTTCTGCGACTGGCGCCAAGGGTTATCGATGGTTGGAATCCGAAATGGTTCAAACACTCAATAAGCAGAAGGATATTGATCGATCCTATTATGACAAGCTGGTTGACGATGCTGTCGAGACGATCAGTAAGTACGGCGATTTTGAGTGGTTCGCTTCAGATGATCCTTATATTTGCGATAAGGAGAACTGGCCTCCTGAGGAGAATCTGCCATGGTTCGATGAACCGAGCATGTTTGCCGTTCGCTAATTTTACAACTCCTATTATGAAATACAGAAAGGAGTGTTTACTATGGCAAACCAGATAGTTCTTTATGGAATAGGAGGGGCGGATACACAATTCGTGGCGATCGAGTATCAGATCGTGAATAATTCTCGCGGCCTTCCAATTAGGGCGCGTTGGCGTTATCTTCTGGGTATCGCGGGTCTTATGATGGCCTGCAATCCCACGATCGAGCACGTTTACGCGATATTAAATCGGAAGGGTTTGGCGCAAGAATATCGCGACTCGGTATTCGATCGGCATAATAGTCTCGAATCTCGTTACATATTCCGAGACATGCTGGAGCGAGAAGGAGAACGCATTCTGTGAGTGGTTTAGAGCACTGAGGAAACTTGGTGCTCTATTCTTTTTTCAAACTATATTTTCAAAGGAGATTTGTACAATGAATGTTACCATTGCCCCCCGTGGCATCTTGCAAATCGATGATGCAAGAATCACTTACAAAAATTTTAAAGGCGAGGGAACAAAGTATAATCGAGCTGGTGATCGCAACTTTGCTCTGATCATCCCCGATAAAGAAATTGCTGACGATCTTATTGAAAGAGGATGGAATGTTCGAATCAAGCCTCCTCGTGATGGGGACGACGATCCGTTTATGTATCTTCCCGTCAAGGTGAAGTTCAATGAGCGTGGCCCGAATTGCTATTTGGTAACGGGGAATCGCATGAACCGTCTTGATGAGGAGAGTATCGCTTGCCTGGACGATATTGATATTCTCAGTATCGATATGGATATCCGTCCCTATGACTGGGTTGTTCAGGAAGGAACTCCTAATGAGAAATCCGGTCGGAGCGCATACCTTCAGAGCATCAAAGTGACTCAGCGAATCACAGATCGGTTCGCAAGAGAATATGAAGATAGTTACCCGATCGAAGATTAATTCGCGAAAATTACACTCGCCTTTATGAAAGGAGTGAATAATTATGAAATTCGTGACAAACATTGTGGAGACAATGATCGTCTACGTCGCTGCTGGCGCCGCCAGTATTATTGGAATGCAGGCTGGGACTAAGCTGTTCGACGAAAAGATCGGCCCCGCAATGGACAAGAAGCTTCATAAGAAGCACTAAACTAAGGTAGAGCACTGAGGAAACTTGGTGCTCTATTCTTTTTGCATCTATAGCTCAACGGTAGAGCATCTGGCTCATAACCGGACGGTTCCGGGTTCGAATCCCTGTAGGTGCACCAGGAATGTGTTCACCGGTTATAATACCAACGCCTAAATCGACGATAAAAGCCGGTCTAGGACTTGCCGCCCTATGGATATAAATAGCGGCTAAAAAGGTTAAGTAAATGTAATTTAGGGCTCGTCTACGTACGGGTTCTTTATATTTTTGTAAATTTTGAAAGGAGCACGGGCATGTATTACATTTCCAATTACACTCACAAGATCTTCACCGAGAATCAGATCAAGGCCGTAAATGATATTTATGGCGAGGACGAGTTCGATGAGGCCATTAAGAACGGGGTGTTTATTCCTATTGAGAACCCCTCGGTTGTCGACTTTATTAAAAGCGGCAATATGTCGGGCGCTACTTATCGCTATCGAGAACTTCACAATTGTAAGCTGAAAGAAGCTTATGACGCCGTCTACGCGATGAAGCGTTATATGCACAGTCTTGGCAAGAAGAGCAATAAGGAGGAGAAGTGTGATGAGTAATGCATGGAATACGGATCGCTTTGCAAAGGAGTATAAGGATTGGCTATCCGGGAATGGCGACATTTACGCTATCGATGCCGCTCTTTATGCTCGAAAGAACGGGAAGTGTTTCTTATCGAAACTTTTACGACTAATGCAAGAACTTGAAAGGGGATCTAAAATGGACCGCGATATTTGCAAGGAAATCAAGAACGTTAAGTTCAATCCTCCCGCAACGATTGTCTTCTGGACAGACAACACAAAGACGGTTGTGAAATGTAATGGCGAGGACTATGACCCTGAGAAGGGTCTTGCCATGTGCATCTGCAAGAAAGTATTGGGCAACAAGGGCAACTACTATAATGTATTCAAGAAGTGGCTGCCTAAGGAGGACGAGACAGAGCAGAATCGTCCCTTAAAATCGATGCTCGGTGCATTTGACAATCCGAAAACTTTTACCTTTGAGCTCAAGCCCATTAGTGACAAGGATGGGCTGTTCAACGCTCTAATTGGCACCGATAAGGAGTTCCAGATCAGCTTTAAGACTGAAAAAGATGTGGAAGAGAAAAAAGAAAAGCGTAATTGTTCGACATGCAAATTCTTCGATGAAGATTCTGGGTGTATGAGTAAGATTGTCTGCATCTGCACATCTGTTGATGAATATTCTGCATGGGAGCCTAAGGATGAATGAGCCATTTCTATATGACTACCAAATGGATGCTGTCAAAAAAATGCATAATGGGTGCATCCTTAACGGTGGTGTAGGAAGTGGAAAAAGTAGAACGGGTCTGTACTATTACTTTAAGGAACAAGGTGGTAGTATAGACCCTGACTACGTACCAATGAAAAACCCAAGAGATCTTTATATTATTACAACAGCAATGAAGCGAGACTCACTTGAATGGGTTGGAGAATTATCACAGTATCTTATTTCCACAAAGCCAGAACTAAGTCTTTATGATAACCAGGTTGTAATTGATAGCTGGAACAATATCAAAAAGTATAAGGACGTTTATGGGGCGTTCTTTATATTTGATGAGGATCGTGTTACAGGAAAAGGTGCTTGGGTTAAAACATTTCTAAATATCGCTCGTAAGAATCAATGGATAATCCTTTCAGCAACGCCGGGAGATACTTGGGAGCAGTATATTCCGGTGTTTATTGCCAATGGGTTCTACAAAAACAAAACTGAGTTTACTAGAGAACACATTATATATTCTCGCTTCACAAAGTATCCGAAGATTGAAAGGTACGTCAATACTGGTCGACTCATAAAGTTACGAAACCGGATCCTTATTGATATGGATTTTTCTCGAAAGACCATACCTCATCATGAGGATGTATATGTCAAGTATGATGTAACCAAGTATCGTGAGGCCATGCGAACTCGTTGGGACCCGTTTAAGGATGAGCCCATTCAGCAAGCAGCTGGACTTTGTTATGTGCTCCGACGTATCGTGAACGAGGACGAGTCTAGACAGGTCGCTCTGATTGAACTTGCTGAGAAGCATCCTAAGATGATCGTATTCTATAATTATGACTACGAGCTTGATATTTTGAAAGGATTATATTATGGACCGAATACAAGAATTGCTGAATGGAATGGGCATAAGCATCAACCAGTACCAGAAGGAAATGCTTGGGTATATCTTGTAAACTATGGAGCGGGGGCGGAAGGATGGAACTGCATCCGAACCGACACCATTGTATTTTATTCCCAGACATACAGCTATAAGACGCTATCTCAAGCAGCAGGGCGTATTGATCGTCTCAATACTCCGTACCGAGATTTATATTATTACCACTTTAAGTCTCGTTCCGGAATCGACCTGGCAATAAGTAAGGCCTTGAGTGAGAAAAAACAGTTTAACGAAACCAGATGGGTTAAATGGTGAAAAATATGAATGGTCTGAAAAAATTTAAGGTGTTCTATTTTCTAACTGGTGATCATCAAGGTATCGATGAACCGCGAAGGAAATGGGAATTAATTATGGCAAGAAATGAAGATGAAGCCGAGAAACTGTTTAAAATTGCGTATTATAAAGCATTGTCCGACTATAAGATATTCTTCGGATGGGCCGAGGAGGTGGTGCCTTAATGCAAAAACCGGATTTTATTCCGACCATTGCGCCTATGTAGTTATGCCCCTTAAATGGGGCTCGCGTAACAAACATGCTCCTTTATGAAAGGAGTTGATACTATGTATCTTGATAGTTATAATCACTTAGTATTGAATACCGCTGCTAACATTATTAGCACTGAGGCTAACGTGTCTTTAACGAAAGCAAAGGCCATGCTTTTTAATGCTATTGATGATCCGGAATTCAAGAAATTTGTGATTGACCTTGGCAAGAGACAGGGATTTATTCCGAATAAATGAAAGAAAGTCTAGGGCATCTGAAACATGGTGTCCTATTCTTTTATATTTATCGTCGCTAAATAAACATGCTCCTTTATGAAAGGAGTGACGAAAAATGTCATATTTTAAACAAACATTTTTGCTTAATCAGAAGGAGAAAAAGCAGGTTTCTGAAATGAGCGGAAAGATCATGTTATGGATTTTGGAAGGACAAAGCATCGGATATATGTCCGAAAAGTTGCATCTAAGTCCACAGCAGATCGAAACCAATATTAACGAAATGCTGTTTATTCTCAAAGAGCATGTTGGAAAAAGACGATTTTTCAAGATACTACTTGCAAAGTAAAAGATTTAGGACATCTGAAACATGGTGCCCTATTCTTTTATATTTTGAAAGGAGGAAACACTATGGATTTCACCAAACCTATTTATGGAGAAGTAGAGGGGTTCATTGACGCCATTGCTGCTAAGGTATATTTCAAACGTCATGGAATTGAATATACGGAGCAAGTCGAAGATGGCTATTATGTCGGTAGCTTCTATACTTTTAAATTTCCGACAATGACCGAAGAGCAGTTTAAAGAAGCATATAACCATACGCAAGTTCTGTTTTATCAGTAAATATTGGTAATCACGATAAATACACCTAAATGCGACTATTAATGTTTGAAAGGAAAAACTTATGACTGAATTTGAGTATTATTGGGAAAAAGCCGAATTTCAAGATCCCGTTTCTCATCGTGCGCATGTCGAAAACTATAAGAAGGGTATCCGCGATTCTATTGCATTTGATGAACAGTATCAGAAGGAAGCAGAAGAAGAATTAAAGAAGGAAAATCTTTCTGAAAAAAGCATTCAATTTGAAGATGATGGCATGGGCTTTACAATTAACGGTAAACGATTTGATATGAGGGAATTCCTTGGAAAGGACGATAAGTAAATGATCTCTACTATTATCTTTTGTTTATGCTTGTTTTTGGCTATTTGGTTTACGATACTTACTCTTGTTAGATTATACTATAAACAACGCCTGGATATTCAGCTTTTTATTTTGGCAGCAGCATGGACTGGCGTCGTCACACGTCTTATGCATATTTGGTGAAAGGGTGTTATATATGATTAGAACCGAAAATTGGTGCGGGTATGATATCCGCTTTGTCGAGATCAACGGCGAATGGTGGGCTATCCTGAAGGATATTTGTGATGCTTTGAAATTGAGAACCGACAAGATTGCGAGTCGACTTGATCCATCGATGCTCGAACGGGTCAAGGTCGAGGTATCTGACCACCCTTCAAAGGTGGATAGATATGAGCACCAGCCGGTTAAAACCGTGAATAACGCTATGATCGGTAAAGATATCGGAAGAAGACCTGGTGATAATAAGACTCGGTGGATGCTGGCGGTAAATGAGCTTGGTATTTATGAGGCGCTATTCGCTAGCAGACGGTTAGAAGCTCGTAAGTTCCGCATGTGGGCAGGAACAGTAATGCAAAAGCTCCGTTCTAAAGTCGGTCTCCAGCAGTATGAGGTCATGCGAATGACTGAACCAGAAATCCAGGACGATATTGACCATATTCTCGATACTCTGTATTGGGATGAGGAAAGAAAGTGCGTGATGCAGTCCGTCACTGTTCAGGGTGGAGATGTTGAACAAGTACTTTTTGTGCAGTGATATTTGAAAAGGGGAATAAAAAATGAAAATTAAAAAGCAGATCATTGACTCTGAAAATATTTGCAAAAAGGTACTGACTAAGGTTTTTGGCGATGATGCAATATTTGACATTGATGAATATGACACATATTGCACGCTTATTGAGGAAACTCTTTTACTTTTGAAGGAGGAAGAGAAATGACCGAAAGAGAACGAATCATTGAGGTTCTTGATGCGATCGAGAACGGAATGTGTAAAGTAGCCGAAACGCGTGATATTTGGCAGAATGATCTGATTTACGCGCTGTGTGAAGGCGAGAGAATTCTGCTGACGGCTCGGCTCAAAGAACTTAATAAGAGGAAACCATAATGCTCGATACACTAAAACGGGGAGTATCTGCTGGATATTTAATTGGATTGTCAGCATATATTTACGGCGCCTGCGAAAACAAAATCATAGGAGCCTTTCTCTTCGGGCTTGGACTGCTGACCATCTGCACGTTCAAGCTAAATCTCTTCACTGGTAAAATTGGCGAAGGAAAGTTTGGAGAGTGCTTATTGATATTTGCAGCAAATACACTCGGAATCTTTATTGCAGTATATCTGCTTAAATGGCCGCCATGGTACATATCTGCCGGATTGGCTTGCGGAACTTTAATGCAGATGGGCGTAGCGTTATATTCCAAACATCCATGGGCCACAGTTATGTGCGTAGTAGCATTTTTGCTGTCAGGAGCAAATCATTGCATTGCTATGCTATATAATGCGGAGTTCAATTCTGTAGATTGGTGGTGCATATTCTCATTGGCAGTTATCGGAAACATTGTTGGAGCCAAACTTATTGCGTTTGGTGGGGTTGTTAAGGAGGTTAAATAATGAATGGTGACGGTTACAAGGAAGTATATTTCGATCAGTATTGTCAAAAATGCAAATACGAGAAGATAGAAGAGACAAAAGATCCGTGTTATCACTGTTTAGCATATCCGAGCAATTCTTACTCCCACAAACCGGTTCATTTTAAGGAGAAATAGTCATGACACCTGAAGAATTGTATCTAGAGAACAGCAAACTTATATTTGGTGTTTTGAAAAGGAAATATCCATGGGCTTTGAATGACGATGACTTCCAACAGATTGCTCGGATTGGTCTATGGGTTGCTTGCACAACTTTTAATGGAGATCTTGGTACATTTTCTACATACGCCGGAAGGTGTATTGATAACGAGATAAAAAGCGAAATACGCAACTCAAAAGCATGGCGACGAAATCCAGAGCGAGCGGGTTTTGCTGAGGTTCCTTTAGATGCTCCTGGTAGAAATAAGAGAAAAAATGAAGATGCCGCTCCTATCAGTGAGTCTATTCCAGGCGATCTTGATGTTCCATTCATTGACATCGAGGGCTTTTGGAAAAGTCTCACCGAAGAAGAAAAAACGATCGTCCACTGCTTGGTTAATGGCAAACTTAAAAAAGATGTGGCGAATCTTCTTGGTATCACCCGTTACGAACTAGGTAAAAGGCTTGAGCCCATACGTCAAAAATTTGAGGATTATATTTGAGGGGTGTTCCGAATTACTCCAGAAGAGTTGTATTTAGAAAACCAGAATTTGGTGCGATATGTCATCAATCGCTGCTATCCCATGCATCAGTTCGATGATGATATTTTGCAGGAGGGTCGAATTGGGTTATGGAAGGCTTGCTTGGCGTATGATGCAGACACCAATATAAAGTTTTCTACATACGCATTCAAGTGCATCTATAATGCCATTGGAATGGCTCTTCGCTCGATCATGAGGCAGCCTCCTACAGTATCGTTGTATGCTCCGATCTCTGAGTACGATGGCACCGAAACATATTTGGAGGATGTTCTTGCTGGAGAAATGGGGGTTGACCTTCCTGAGTATGATTATTTCATGCGGGATTTCTCGAAATTGGAACGTAAGATGTGCGAGCTAAAGCTTCTTGGCTTGTCCCAGGCAGATATAGCAAGAAAACTGGGGTATTCTAGGGCAAACGTCTGCCGCACCTTTAAGCGAATACAAAAGAAGTTGCTTGAAAAACTCAAAGAAAACTAAGACTTATATTTGAAAGGAGTCTAGTATGTCCTTGAATAGATATGAAGCACTTGATTTGATGCATAGGCGCAGGCTTCAGATCTTGGTGCATAGTGTTATCTATTACCGATTCAACGATAGTCTTATATCCGATCAGACGTGGTCTAAATGGGCGTTGGAATTAGAGACGCTTCAAAAGAAGTATCCGGAAATTGCTGAAATGCTTCCGTGGTCTGATGAATTCAGAGACTTTAATCATTCTACGGGCTATAATCTGCCGCTTAACGATCCATGGGCGATTGGAACTGCTAGACAACTATTGTCTATGAAGTATAAATATGCATTTTGAAAGGAGCGTAAGTATGAAAACTAGGCATGACGAAAGGCTTATTTATGTTAAGATTGTAAGTAAGGAGGAAAAGTGATGTCTACAATTTATTCTATGCCTCGTCAATCTGGAAAGACTGCTATGCTTATTAAAAGGTCTTCTGAAACTGGAATGACGATTGTTGTTCCGACTATGGATATGCGAGATCAAGTGAAAAAAGAGGCTTTTGATCTTGGCCTCAATATTCCAGATCCAATCACTATCCGTCAGTTTATCGCAACCATCTATAATGATCACATGATGCATAAGAAGTCATATTTGATCGACGAGCTTCAGCTGGCTCTGAGAATTATGGGCGTTGATGCTGCTACTGTCGACTGTGATTCTGTTAAGGAGGACTTCGAATGACCATGCTGGATTATATTTGTGTTGGCGTTCTTATTATCACCATGCTCATCGGAATTGGCTGTGCTGCTTATGCATTGCTCTATAAATAAGGAGGAAATAAATATGGTTCCCATTGTTTTGTTTGCAATTATCGGCAGCGTGATTAACCCCGGTGTGATCTATTGGGTGTTCTTTGGCCTTTATTGCGTTTGGACCTTTTTGAAATTGATGTCTGATTTAGGAGAATAAAGATGATTAAGCTTGATGTGCGCGAATATTGTCACGGCTGCTTGGAGTTTGAGCCGTATGTGGCTGAAAGACCGGATTTGTTTCATACATTAAATGGGGATTGCATTTGTGGTGATACCGTTATCGAATGCGAGAATCGCCGAAAATGCGAAGTTATTTATAATCATCTGAAGAAGAATGATGCCGATTCGTAAAAAATACAAAGTATATTATGAGAAGGAAGTAGCAGAAGTGAGTCCTAGGTGAGAGCCCTAGCAGCTGAGATGCTGTCACATAAGAAATAAGACCGAGCGACTCTCGGGTCGGAAATGAACGACACAAGACTACACCTTCTAAAAAGAAAGAGGCAGAGCCTCTATGACTGGGTCTCTTCCTTTTTTCTTTCTCGCGAAAAATGCACAATATATTATGAGAGAATGGGAGAAATTCAGTACCAATTATATTGGGAAAAAAGCCGAGGTTATAATCTTTGCGGCATCGAAAAGTCGCACGTTCTCTCTTTATTTTTGAAAGGAGATTGGCAAAAGTGATCGATTTCATTGTAAAGTTAGAAGACATGCTCAAGCAGTCTGGGTATGAGGATTGGGAGATTCGGTACTTCCCAAATGAAAAAGCATATGTTCTCAAGTTTAATGGCGATACCGTTTTAATGAGAAAAGTTACCGGGAAGGAAAATGAAAGGACTGATATTTAATGGGCAAAAATCATGCTGAGCTTTATAGCATTACCCCTTTTAAGGAAGATGGACGTTGGTATCTTCATTTGGTTTATAGATATGAAGATAAGGTTGGTAAACATACAGTTGTGATCCCCAAAGCCGAGTTACCATTTGTCCAGACGAGTGTTCCATATCCTAATAGACGAATACCCTACTTTCCAAATAGTCAATTCGCATTGGAGCACCCTTATATAGATTGTCAAGATTCGATGCCCTTACACGAGGCAGTTTGTGCTCTTGCAATCGAACGAGGTGCTGAAAATCCGGCTTGTTACTTCGATATTATCACAGAGTATGCTTCCAGAGAAATGACCCTCGACGAGATCGAGAAAGAACTCGGATACAAAGTGAAGATTATTAATAAGGAGAAAAACAATGGCAATGGCAAAGAAATGTGATCGATGCGGAAAATTGTACGAACATTATCCGAAAGGCAATAAATCACAAAGCAACGCAATAAGAAAAATTCAAGTAGATGCTTTCGGCGGAACGATGAATGCTTATAACGAGTGGATGATGGATTTATGCCCGGAATGCATGAGCGAATTCGATAAATTCATGACCGCTAAGCGTAAGGAGGAGAAAAATGCTGAAAATTGAAAACACCGAAGTAATTGGCTGGGAAGCAGCCATCAGAGGAATGCGTAATCCGATGAACTCTTGGGAAAAGAGTGATAGCTTCTTATGCCGGGAGGTTGAAGATGGAACATGTCCGGAAGATTGTTCGTTCAGAGGAAAGTGCCCTGTTTATGGAACTGAAGATTTCTTTGTTCTAGGCGACAATGACTACGCTCTTATGAAGAATCTTCGCAATGCAGGTACAGACCATCGTAAGTTCATGCGGATGATTATAGTATATCTTGATATTACTGCTCCGCTATATTGGTGGAAGGAATTCGACACGTACAAGGTTGGTACCGTTGCAAACTCTTGTAGCACGATGCATAAGATTGCAGATAAGGAATTCGAAGAAGGCGACTTTTCCACAGAACATCTTTTCGATGCAGAAAGTAAGGATGTAGAATTCCCAATTATTCATGGTGAGGAGCATTCACCAATCTGGTCTTTGAATATGACCATAAAGATGCTTAACTTTTATAGAAAAAAGTATCTCGAAACAAAGACAAAGCCTATGAAGGAAGAGGCAAAGCGAGCCCAACTGATTAAAGCATACTGGTGGCAGATGATCCAGCTTCTACCGAGCTCTTACAACCAGAAACGGACGGTCATGCTGAACTACGAAGTTTTGTCGAATATTTATAAGAGTAGAAAAGGTCATCGTTTAGACGAATGGCGTGAGTTTTGTAAGTGGATCGAGAGTCTGCCATATTCGGAGTTGATTACAGGTGAAAAGAAATGATGCTCTCATGTAACAGATTTGCTTTGGTTCCGCATCTATGCTCTGAGTGCAAGAATTATATTTGGCTAGAAGGGTATAGAAGAGCCGAAGTTTGGCACAGATTCGCAGACAGGTATATTGTGGAAAATGTCTGTAAAAGTTGCCTGACAAAGTTTGATGTCGGAAAGGATAAAAAAATGGGGCATAAAAAATTAATCGAAGACCTATTGAATGATTGCAACGGTCTTGATGCTCTTTCCGGATATATCAGCTTTATTCCGGAGATGGGGCAGCTACATAAACATTTAATAGCCATTAAAGACCATATCCTAGAGGCTGTTGATATTTTGAAAGGAGAAGAGTAATGGAATCGTCGAATGTTATAACGATTAAGAAAGAGCTCAGGCTATGCAAAGTCGGTGAAGAGTTTGGATATTTCCATTGCTGGGAGCAGTATGGTGACGTAATTTTCCCGGGTTTAACAGTCGGCTCTAATCCTGGTGGTCAATATTCACGAGTGTTTGGTATCGTTGAATTCGACGACCGAGTTACGCGTATCGAGCCATCCAAAATCAAGTTCGTTGATGATGTTCATGATCATCTTCATGCATATTCCAAGATGGATGCCAGAAAGGAGAAAAATGAAAGTATCTGAGATCTGTAAGATCGTTAAAGATTGCGATAGGCTTCGTAAGGAGTAAAAAATAATGTCCGAGTATACTAAGCGCTTCATCGTATTTTCTCAAGAAGAACTTGATAAGATAAAAAATGGGGGAATTGTGATAATCGACGATTTCCCTTGGTTCAAGGAAGGACCTTTTGATCTCTACTGCGTTTCCGAGGAGTGGATGCGAGAATTTGACAGCAATGAAAATTTGCCTTAATTCGCGAAAAAAGCAATCTCCTTTACGAAAGGAGTGGTGTTTATGGAATATATTTATATTGTATTTTACAGTCGAGAGCATCCGTATGATTATAATGATTGCGTTACAAATTGTATTTCTAAAATCTTTAAAACTGAGGAAAAAGCAATAAAACATTGTGAATCCTTAGGTAAAAAAGACGAGAAATATAATTGGTATGAATCTTATCAAGAAGAATATGACTGTATGGATGAGTTAGTGGAATACAGATATAGGTATGTTATTAGAAAATATTCTATAACAGAATAGAATAAGAGATAAGTACTCAGCGTAATTTACGTTGGGTCTTATCTTTTATATTCGCGAAAATAACACTCCGTATTATGAAATAGAATAAGAAATGGTATACAAAAACTAGTATACAAGTCTTTTCGGGTAACGGGTGCCCGAATTAAGTAGTTAAACGAAACAAGAGGCGTGGTCGTCTATGTCGGCATTGCAGAAATGTGAATGATAGAGGCAAACAACTGTGTGAAGCGTTGGGCACAGCTCTGGCTACGGACGAAAACTTATTCTATTTCTTTTTATTCGGACTCGCGAGAATTGCTTCTTATTTTATGAAAGGAGTTGATTTAACATGACTGTTAAAGATTGGCTGGCAAAACCGGTTAGGATGAGGACACCCGGAATCCAAGAGAAACGACCGAGGTTGTACTGTAATGATGGATATTCTGTTTCGGTTCAGGCTAGCGAGTTTCATTACTGCTCTCCGCGACTTAACGGATTGCAGGACTATGAACGCGTTGAGCTTGGATTCCCGAGTATGGAGGACGAGCTTATTAACGAGTACGCTGATGGCGGCGATGACTATACGGATACCGTTTACGGCTATGTGCCTATCGAAGTTGTCGAAAAGCTTATCGAAAAGCATGGAGGAATCAAAACTTAAAAAGTTTAGGAGACTTGGTAAAAACTAGGTCTCCTATTCTTTTATATTTTGGAAAGGGGCAGTTAAAAATGAATCCTTATATGGATTGGTTCATCAATCACGTAATCGCAAAATCTCGTACTGTTGCCAGCGTACTTCAGTCATCAAAATTTCTTTCTGATATCACCTGTCCGTTGATTAAAATCGCAGACGATATGCTTGAGTGGTTTTTTGACCACAAAGAGTATATGAGCCATGATGCACAAGTTGAGTATCTTGTTACGGTCGCAAAAATACAAGCCGATATTGAATTCTACCAGGGAATTAATAAAAGTTTGTGGGAGGAGGAAAACAATAATGCATAAACTCATCACACGATATCGCAAATGGCGAAACTGGAGACAGTATTCGCATTTTAACTGGTTCCAAAAGCTCTTGGTTTTATTCGGGCTTAAGAAGAGCCAGCATTTCGACGAGTGGAGGTACTAAATGTATGTCTGCTCGATCTAAGAAAGGCCCTAAGCCAAAAGTTCTTAATGCTGCACAGGCTAAGAGTCAGGCAGTAAAAAACACGATGATACTAGTTGAGTACGTACTTCAGTCTAAACATGGTTTCAGCAAGAATGATATTTTAGAGTTTCTCTCTAATATGTCCTATACTGCCGAAGCCATTAATGAAGGACGACTAAATCTAAAAGACATTGAAAAAGCAAACAAAGAAGAGGTTGAGGTGACATTATATTCATCTAACCTCGGCGAACAAGTGGAGGACTAATTTATGAAAAAGAAAGCCAAACAGGCATTATCCATTTCTGCTGCGAGTGCACTTATCGGAATGTATATTTGTGTTCTGGTGTTGGTGACGCTCAATGTAGCATCTGCGGAGCCATATAAGGGTACGTACGGTACGTCTTATGAGGAGCGTGCGATTATCCAGATCTGTGAGGAAAATCGCGTAGCGGCCTCCGTAGAGCCTTCTAGAGTATATTTTGACGTGCCTCTGGATAAAGATCTGCAGAATCACATTATGGATATTTGTGAGGAACGAAATATCGACTCTCGAGTAGCGTTTGCCATGATTAAATGTGAGTCTGGGTTCCGTGCAGAGGCCACTGGTGATAGCGGTAATTCTCTTGGTCTTATGCAGATTCAACCCAGATGGCATCATGCTCGTATGGAGAGGCTCGGGTGCGATAATCTGCTTGATCCGTATCAGAATGTGACTGTGGGCCTTGACCTGTTTGGTGATCTGCTTAAGCATTATGGAAATGTTGAGCACGCATTGATGGCTTATAACGGCGGCGGGTCTTATGCAAACGAGATGATTGCTACTGGACAAATTAGTACATATGCAGCCAGAGTTCTTGAGTGTGCGGAGAGTCTATGATAGAATTAGAATATTATATCGATCGTAAGATCTACATGCTCAGAGAAGAGTTCTTATTAGAACTTACGGACGATGATATTTGCAGACTCGAAAAGTGTAAAACTGAATATGAAGTAGATCGAGTCGGGAGAGCGATCATTAATCGCGAATGGGCAGATTGGTATTAATCGTCGCGTAAAAAACATGCTCCTTTATGAAAAGGAGTGATATAAATATGATTACACTTATATGTGCATACCTGCTTATGGGTGTGGTGCTGTACTTATTGGTGGATTTTGGAAACATCACTGAAGGTATTAAGAATAAAGAATATTCTGTGCTTTCGGTGATTGCCAGATTCATCATTATGGGCTTTGCAACACCCGTTATGCTAGTATATGGCATTGTTGAGTGTATGGTTGATTACTCATCAGCTAAATAAAGGGGGTTTCGCGCCCTCTTTATTTTTTTTTTTTGAAAGGAGATTACATATGATTCTTGTTATTCTTGTCCTAGGTATTATTATGGCTGTTAGTGGAACAATTTTATATTGTAATATGGATGACGATAAAGAAGCTATTTGCACTTTACTCCAAATTATTGGCATCATTATCATTACGATATCGACTATAGTGTCAATTATATTGTTTATATCCGCAATCAATCTAGTTGGGATCGACAAAAAGATCGACATGTATGAGGAGGAAAATACTAAGATCGAGCAGCAAATTGCAGATGTTGTAACACAGTATCAAGAATATGAAGAGGGCATTTTCACAGAAGTGGCCCCCGAAAGCGCTATGACACTTGTTGCTCTTTATCCAGAACTTAAATCGGATACCCTTGTCCAATCTCAGATTAAAGTCTATGCTGATAACAATAAACAAATTAAAGAGCTTAAATGCAAGGCTATTAACGCATCTGTCATTCGTTGGTGGCTATATTTTGGAAAGTGAGGAATAAAAATGGAACTTAAGGATTCTGGAAATAGGCGCCAGTTTGAATCTGGTGCAGTGCGTGATATTTGTGAAGGCAAGGGTCGGTGTGATTTATTGCCGCTTGATGTGGTCGGAGAATTTATGTCTGATCCTATTTTTGCAGCATTGAATCGTTTTCAGGAGAAAGATACTGTGGAGTCTCTTTATGCCGCTCTTTCTATGGCTTCTGAAAAGATATTTGGAAGTGATGCTAATATGGTTCTTGAAGTGGCTAAGCACTTTGAGGATGGCGCTAGAAAATATGGAGACAACAACTGGCGTCGTGGGATTCCGGTCCATTGCTACATTGATAGTGCTACTCGTCATTATCTGAAGTGGCTTCGTGGAGATGTGGACGAGCCTCACGATCGTGCATTCTGTTGGAATGTCATGTGCGCTATTTGGACTGTGATCCACCATCCTGAGCTGGATGAGTATAGAATTGTGAAGACTGCTGATTGATAAGAATTTAAAATTAGGACATCTGAAACATGGCCTCTTTCTTTTCGCGAAAAAAACACGTTGTATAATGAAAGGAATGAATTGGCAGTGAAGTTCAAGGTCCCATTTAGCGGGGTAGACGGGATCCGATCGGGAACGAGGCTGAGACGAAAGTCTGACAAATGAGCCGGTGGTAAATATCGTCGTCAATTATTCAACCGCTTTTATTTTTTTCTTTTTATCGCGATTACAACATGTTGTATTATGAAACCAATTATATTTATAGGAGGTATTTATTATGCGTAAATCATTTACTATCATGGAGGCACAAAAGCTGAACCGAAATGAATTGGAGGCACGGCTTACAAAATGTCGAGAGGATCTTGAATCCCTTGGCATGGAGCATGTCGATGCGTGCAAATTCATTGGCGAGGTTGGGAACATTATGTACTGCCTCAAGAAGATCTGGGATGATAATAAGAAAGCTAAGTAAATCAATTGGCAAAAAGATAGGGGCCTGAAACATGGCCTCCTATTTTTGTTGGTCGCGAATATATCATACTCTATTACGAGAGGTATTCTCAAATAATTTAATAATGGAGGTTATGTTATGGCAAAAGATGTACTTTGGGAGTCATATGAAAGAAATGGTCTTACCGATCTTCTTAAATCAATGGCAAAGTTTCGTCAGGATTTGGAATATGTCCGTAGGGAACGCGGGTCTATGACTGTCTT